ATATAAACCAATGTCATCTAAAGAACTAAGTCAACGAAAAATTGAAGAATATTCTAAGATGTCTCGTATAGTTCAATGGGGGCGAAAAAATCCCGTGAAATTTTGCGAGACTTTTTTCGGTCTAAAATTAATTGACTATCAGGCATATTGCTTCATGCGAACATGGATAGTTCAATATGCTTTATGGGCTGAGTGTCGTGGTGCAGGAAAAGATACTTTAGCGGCAGCTTATTTTATGACAAGATTATTGCTTATTCCTGATTACAGTCTATATATCAGTTCTAATACATATGCACAATCGGTGGAGTCTTTTAACAAGCTACGTGATATTGCTTTAAAGAGAATTCCAAATTTTAAAAGTGCAACTGATATATTTGCAAGAGAAGTAGACAAGACTGGAAGTAATAGTGAAACAGGCTTTTTACAGGCTCCTACTTGTAAATTCAGAATATATAATAACTCAAAAATGGAAGCATTGTCTTCCAATCTTGAAGCTATTCGTGGTAAACGTGGAGCTGTATGGTTTAATGAAACTGCTTGGAAAACTGCTGAAGAATTAGCTGTTGTAGAAAACTTTGCGAATGTTGATTCTAGTTTTTCAACTTCTACTGAAAAAGTAAGATATATCGAACCACAGCAAATGCCATTACAGATTTTATATACATCCAGTGTTGGTGATGTGACATATCCTTTCTTTGATAAGTACAAAACATTTTATAAAAAGATGTTGGTTGGAAACAGCAACTATTTCTGTTTTGATATAAATGCTTATGATGTATTATACCACTCTACTATTGATGGCATTCCTATCAAATCTCACCTTACAGAAGATAAGATTATGAAGGATATAGAAGAAGATCCTGATAACGCAGATGTTGAATTATTTAATAAATTCAGAAAAGGCGGCGGCTCTAATGCGGTTGTTACTATAGATGAGTTAATTAGAAATTCAACAACACGAAAACCACTCCTGTATAATGATACTGGTAAAAAGAAATTTATATTCTGTTACGACCCGGCAAGAAACTTTGATGGGAGTGTTTTATCAATTTTTCAAGTGATTAATGATAAAGACGTTGGATATAAATTACGATTAGAAAATGTTGTATCAATGGTTGATCAGAATGCCAAAAACAAAACTCCTCTTCCAATGCCGGCACAGTTAGAGATTATTAAAGATTTGATGATTAAATATAATGGGGAACGTGCTGCTGAATGGGAAAATATTGAATTTTATATTGATGCTGGAAGTGGTGGAGGTGGAATTAGTGCAGTTGCGGATCAGTTAATGGACGATTGGGTTGATAAATATGGTGGAAAGCACCGAGGTATTATTGATCCAGAACATAAACAATATGAAGCTGCAAGAAAGAAATATACTAATGCAATGCCAATAGTTCATCTTATAGACCCACAGGGATATAAGAAAATAATGTATGATGCAGTATCAAAAATGGTTAAATTAAACCTCATTGAATTTGCCAATTATGATAATAAAGATTATATCATGGTTGAAAATAAAGATGGCGGTTTTGATACAGTACAATTAACACAAGAAGAACATTTAGCATTAGCACAGATGCATATTGCAAAAATGCAATTATCATATATGTGCAGATATGATACACCTAACGGTGGCGTTACCTATGAATTAGCAAAAGATAAAAAAGGACATGATGATCATGCCTATACAATGGCTGAAGGTGGTTATGCACTTGCCAGATTACGAAGAGTTGATTTATTAACTGATCATAATAAAAAAAAAACAAGTCTTGAACATGCTCCAACATTTGCGTCAAGTATAGATTTTTAGAAAGGATGGTGATAAACAATAATGTCAGAAGAAATGAAATCTGAAACAGATAATATTCAGGAACAATCTAATGAAGATTTTGATGTTATCTTTGTTTCAAAAGCAGATGATGGTACAGTAGTTGCTACTACCCCATTGTCAATTCGTGATCAGAAACTCCAGCTTGCATTAAGCCAGTATGACCCAGAGAACAAAAAGTATTCTGTATATCTTAATGAAGGTATATCACCATCTAAATCAATATCTGTTGAAGAAATCGAAGAACTTTCCACTAATACGCAGAATGATTTGAATAAGGTTTTAAGGATAAATGCTTATAATAGAAAACTCATTAATAAAAATGACATTGTTGGAAAGACGGTAGAATCAATTGATACAAATATCAATACAGAAATCAAACTTACATATGGAAATGTTGATGAGGGAAGAAATAAGAAAAAGAAGTTAGAGGAATGTAAACGATTTATTAAGGATTTTAATACTTCTATCAAAGTACAGCAGTTGACAAGAAATGCAATCACCACTTCCTATGTTGAGGGTAACTGGATTTCTTATTTGCGTCATGAGGATAAAGATAATTATACAGTAGATATTTACCCATTGGGCGTTTGTGAAATCACAGAAACAATGATAAATGGAGAGCCTGTCATATGGTTTAATATTAAAGAATTACGAAAAAGATTACAAAAAGTATATCGAAAAACCAAAAAGAAAAAGCCCTTGATGTTTGAAAATATAGAAGAAGAGGTAAAGAACAGTTATCCAAAAGAAGTTTATGATGCTTTTATTGCTAAAGAGGACTACGCCGTTTTAGACCATAAATACACTGGAATTATCCGTATCAATAATCTTAACCGCAAATATGGTGTTTCTCCTATTTTAAGGGCTTATACGGATTTGAGTATGCTTGATACTTTTGCAGATTCAGACAGAATAAACAGCAAAGCAAAAGCAAAAAAGATTATCCATCAGAAAATGCGTAAGGAAACTATGGGACAGGATTACAATAAAGACTTTGTTCCAGAGATGAGTTATGCACATGCAAACTTTATGGATGCATTTAAGCAGAATACGGTTGTTGTTACTTCTCCTCCTACTGTCGAGGAGATTTCTTATGTAGAGCCAAAAGTGGAAATGACTTCTAAGGATACTTACAATATTTATCGTTCAAAAGTATTATCCACTCTTGGAATACAGTTTTTGATGGATAGTGGATCACAGTCTGTTTCTACTGCTTCTATTTCTGTCACGCAACTTATGCGTACAATTAATGCTATATCTGAACAATTAGAAGACATTTTGAAAAAGTGGTATCGCCAGATTATTTTAGATAATGGATTTACATTGGATTATACGCCTGATGTAAATGTTATTGATACAGAACAGTTAGAAGCGGAGTTAAAACATTCGTTAGCCACTCTTCTATTCAGTACAATGAATTGTTCCTATGCCACTGCTTTTGAAATTCTTGGATTGGATATCAATGACGAAGTGCAGAAACGAACAATGGAAAATGAGAAAAAATATGATGAAATATTTAAGCCTCATGGAAGTCAGTACACCAATTCCGAGAAACAGAATCCAGAAGATAATAAGGGTGGTCGTCCTGCTGATTCTAACAATAAAGTCAAGCAACAATATGATAAGACCAGGCAGGAGGCATTGTAATAGTGGATTATACAGTTAATTGCCCCTGTTGTGGCAAACAAATAAAAATATCTATTGATGGCAGTGGTGATGCCACTGCTTTTTTATTGGATAAAAATAAGATTTCTCAAAATGAATTATCAAGTAAATTTGGTATTGAATTAGGAATTGTGGAATCTAATGATAACTTGGAGGAATAATTTGGACAAATATTTTTATTGTTACAGTTATCCATTAAAGGAATTTTTTATTTCTAATGGAGAAAAAGTCATGCTCTCTTCTATCCACGAAAAAACAAAAAAGAAGTTTTGGGTATTCAAATCAACAGATAGAATAACAGAACTTCTTTTTAAATGGAGAAATAGAAAGTAGAGAATTTTTAATTTAGAAAAATAATTTGGAGGAATATTGTGAGAAAGAAAACACATGAGGAATTTGTTAAAGAAATGGCAGATAAAAACCCTAGTGTAAAAATAATAGGAAAATATAATGGCGCATTAACTGATGTTGACTGTCAATGTGAAAAGTGTGATTACATATGGAAAGCAAAACCAGAAAAATTAGTGCGTGGTACTGGTTGTCCCAAATGTTTTATAGAAAGAAGAAAAACTAAAATTACTAGAACTCATGAAGAATTTGTTGATATAATGTCAAAAATCAATCCACAAATTCAAATAATTGGTGCATATGTTAGAAATAAGGTAAAAGTAAAAAGTAAATGTTTAATTTGTGGACACGAATGGAATACTTTACCAAGTAATTTACTTCAAGGATTTGGGTGTCCCAAATGTGCTTCAAATAAAAGGAAAGAGGATTTATTAAAAAGTCACGAAGAATTTATAGAAGAACTAAAAATTAAAAATCCGAAAATAAAAGCAATTGGTAAATATGTAAACAATAGAACAAAAATATTATGTGAATGTGTTGTTTGCAAACATATGTGGAGTGCTGAACCTGGTAATTTATTAAGAACAAACGGTACTGGTTGTCCTAAATGCAATTTTTCAAAGGGTGAAAAGAAAATAGATGAATTTTTATGTACACATGATATTGTTAATATTCCTCAGAAAAAGTTTGATGACTTAGTTGGGATACACGGCTGGAAATTATCTTATGATTTCTATATTCCAAGTTTTAATGTTTTAATTGAATATCAAGGTGAACAGCATTATGAACCTATTAAATTTGGGAAAACTATTGAATATGGAATAAAAAGGCTGAAGACTCAACAAATGAATGATTCTATAAAAAGAGAATATGCTAAAAATAATAATATAAAATTATTAGAAATACCTTATTGGGAATTTGATAACATAGAAGAAATTTTAGAAAGTCGGCTGCTAAAACAGTCGGCTTAATTTATTGGAATTAAGGAGGTGATAATAACTTTGGATCATATCACTCTATATAGTTCACAGGTTTATTTATCTGAAGATAATTCTAATCCTGATTCTTATATTGCCAAATTTATAATATGTGATTTTGGAAGGAATAAAAATGGAGTTGCTTTAGATAGAAACAGTATAGATCAATGGTTGTCTACTCTTAAAAATAAACCTTTAGTTGGAAAAATAAAAATGCGTTATGACGGTACTTATGATTTTACCAGTCATAATATGAAGAAAGTCAAAAAGGTTGATGAACAAGGAAAAGAATACTATGAGGTCGAATTTGATACAGATGCCTTTGGTACTTTTTTTGATGTTGAAATCGAAACAATAAATAATGTTGAATACATTGTTGCATCTTGTGAAATATGGAAACGATTTTCTAAAGCGTGTGAAATCATTATCAAAAGAATTAAAGAAGGAACATTGCATACAAGTTGGGAAATTTCAGTTGAACAATCTTCACAGGGTATTGTTGATGGATTAATGACAAAGATAATTCAAGTTGGCAGATTTATTGGTCATTGTCTTTTAGCAAAAGATGTGTCACCAGCTTACGATTCCAGCGGATTACTAGAAATAGCATCGACTAATTATGATGTAGAATTTGCAGAAGCTCTATCCCAAGACATTATTAGTCAAGGTTTAGATATAGAAAATAAGGCAAAGGAGGAAAATAATTTGCAGAAAAATATTGAAACTAATGTTGCAGAGGAAGAAACAGTTGTTGAAACTCCTGTTGCTGATACAGCAGAACAGACAACTGAAGATACTTCTACTGAAACTTCTGAAACAAAGGAAAACGTTGAAAATACGAAAACCGATGATAATGCAAATATACCAGAGGTATCAGCACTTACAGAAAGAGATTTACGAAGACGTATTGGTGCTGCTTGTGATGCAAAAATGGGTGATACATCTTGGTGTTATATTGCATTTTGGTTTCCAGAGGATAAAGTCGTGTGGTGTGAATATGGTGGCAGAAAATCACAGTTAGACTTTATGAAGTTTACATATGAAGTAAGCGGAGAAACCGTAACTGTTTCTGATGGAGAAAAGGTTACTCTTACTGTTGAACCAACAAAAATCAACGAAGTAGTTGCTGAATACGAAAAGACGATTGCAGAAAAAGATGATCTAATTGTAAAGGCAAGTTCTGAAATCACTTCTCTTAAATCTGAAAATACTGAACTGTCTCAGTATAAAGAAAAATTCACACAGATGGAACAGGAAAAGGTAGCTACTGAATTAGCACAGAAAAAGGAAGATTTGATTGCTTCTGTTGTTAAGTCTGGTCAGATTACACGGGAAGAAATTGAAAAATCAGAAGAGTTTTCTGGATATGTTGAAAATCTGGACAAGAAATCTCTTATGGCTATTGTTGGTGAGAGATTGTCTGCATCCGTAGATAAGAAAAATGAAGCAGAGGTTGAAACTTCTGAAACGAAAAATGATGTTCATGTAGCTTCAAATCTAAATACTGATGATGAAGTCGTGGACGGTGCAACTATTATGAGAAACTTTTTAAGGAAATAAGGAGGATATTTTATATGCTTAGAGAATTACAGGTAACTAAAGACAAGCCAGCAAATTCCATGTATAAGGCTGGTGAAACAAAAGTTGTAACTGGTATGGCGGTTGTTAAGAATGAGACGAACAAGACTTTTGAGTTTACATCTGCCGCCACTGCTGCTGATGTATTTTTTGTAGATAAAGAGCGTGTTCCTAGTGGTGTCAATGCAGCTAGAGGTGATATGTCCGATTACGATGAGGATTTTGTGACGCTCAAGGAGAATGACTTCGGAAAATTGATTGCTTATTATCCTGGGGAAAGATTTGCAACTGACCAGTATACCGAAACTGGGTTGGCAGAAGGCGTTCGTGTTGCAGCAGGAACCGATGGTAAATTGGCTAAAGCAACAGCGGAATCCAGATATGTGTTTAAAGGTTTCTGGACTGATAATGGTCACAAACTGGCTGTAATCGAGGTTTCTGATACAGCAGTTGCTAATTCTTAAGAATAAACAGAAGATTTGAAAGGAGAACATATATATGTCTTTAAAAATTGAAGTTGCCGAGCTTATGGAAAAGCCAGGCGTTATGTATGACGTTGCTGAAAAAGTAGAATATAAGAGAAATCTTAGCACAGAGGAAAAGGAAATTTATGAAATTTCTGATGCATGGTGCAAAGAGATCGGGAAAACGGGCTGCGATGAAAAGAAAGAAATCGCAGCCTTTGTTAATAAGGTGGTAAATGAGGAAATTTACAATGCTCCTGACGAACTGCTTGATTCCATGTTTGACAGGGGTTCTATTGGCGAGTTTGATGATGAGGAATTCACCAAGACTCCAAAGAACACTCTTGAAGCACACGAAGCCGCAAAGGGCGGTACTGTAGATAGAAGTTACATTGACTTCACAGCAGTTAAGCCTATTGTGAGAAACCGTCAGATTGAAACTGACCTTTCTTATGTGGATCTGAGAAAGAATGGATTTAAGTCTGTTGCTACTCTTACCACTTATGCAAAGGAAGCATTACAGAATGCACTTTTCTATGATGTATTCTCTATGATTGATAATGCAATTGTTGGTGGTGAGCAGTTAGTAACTGCTGGTGGCAAGGTTCCTACACAGACTGCCATTGATGCGTTTAATCTGTATCTGCTTGACAGAGATCCTTCTGCTGTTGCTGTTTGTCTTAGCAAGTATGCACAGGCTCTTGGTCGTATGTCTGGTCGCGCACAGTATATGAGTAATGATATGAAGGATGAATTTAACCGTTATGGACTTGTAAACTTCATTGATGGTGTTCGCATTGCTTCTATCTCTGGTGCTAAGAAAACTGGCAAGGGTCAGCTTATGTTACCTGATCTCCGTATCTTCGGTGTGGCTGGTAAGATTGGCGGTCTTGATATGAAGGGCGAGCTTCATACATATGAAGATTTAGATAACTCTAACGAGAAGGTTATCATCAGAGTTAAGGATTTCACTTATTCTGTTGGTATTACCAATATCGAGAATTGCAACAAGATGGTTCTTACTAACTAATTTGGTAAGTTATAAAAGATACCGTCTATTTTTATGCTTAAAATCAGGAAGATAGTGTCGCTCACGAAAGGCAGATACCCACTGCTCTCTTCCTGATTTTATATAAATGGGATACCGTGGGTTGGTTTTGGGCATATGTCCAACTCGCACTAATTATAAAGGAGGTATCGGAAATATGTCTAAAATTGATACACAAAATATCAATGTTTTAAATTATAACGAAAATGAAGTGTTCGTAGACAGTTCAAAGGAACATTATAAATTTAACGCTTCAAGGGATGGTAAAACACCATCTGTAATCCCTATCAGTTTAAGCGAGTTGCAGAATATTTGTAGCAATACAGATATTATTGTGACTGGATGGCTCACTTTTGATGATGAAGTGAAGGAAGAAGTATTTAAAGAACTTCGTATTGCAAATTGGCAGGATATTCTTTCTAATGAAGATATTACTGATATTCTAACTAATCCTACTATGGAAGGATTACAAAAAATCATAAATATTGAAAATCAGACTTATTTTGATAGAGTCCGTATTATCATGTTCAAACTGATGAAACAGGGTGTTGATATTACTACTAAGGTAAGCAGAATTGTTGAACAGAGATATGATGAACTTCGCAATAGACAGCGTAAGAGTTCTATTGTTCTTACCAAAAAGGACACTAATAAGGCTTATGCTACACCCGATGAAGTCAAGGAACTGTCTGCTCAGAATGCGGCTTTGCAGAATCAGTTGGATGAAATGAAGAAGATGATGGAACAGATGATGTCCATGCAGAATACTTCTATGCCAATTGCATCTGAAAATACAGTTAAAGAAGATGCTGCTACTGATACTGCTCCTCCAAAGAAAAAAGCTGGAAGACCTAAAAAGTCTACGACTTAGAGGAGGAATTGTAATTGGGACAGACAACTTCTTTTGAAAAGGTAATATCAAGATTGCTGAGAAAAATTGAAAAGGATAAAGATTTCTTTTCATACTATAATGTGTCTGTTTCAGAAGTACAATCTCTTGTAATGAAACAGGCAACAGGTTATTTATATGATGCAATTGATTTATTGGTTTCTAAATGTGAGCCAGATGTAGATTTTTATAATTATGACGATGAGTTAGAAATGTTTCGCTTTGAATTGACACAGAGAGAAATTGGTTTATTGGCTTCACTTATGTATGAAGTATATTTTGAAAGAGATGAGGCATTACTGAAGGCATTCAAAATTCGCATGACTCCTTCTGATCTCAACCAATTCTCTCCTGCTAATGAACGTGCTTCATTTGAAAATATGTTGGCAAGAATTAAGGCAGAAAACCGAAATGATATATCGAGATATATTTCTACAGATAGAAAGACTGGCAAACGTAAAACAATCAATTATAGCCAATATGATGAGTAGGAGGTAACTGGATATGGATATTAGTTACTTACAGAAAATCAATAATACATATAAATCAAATAGTAGGCAAGAAACTGATTTGTATTTACTGAACCGTCATGTAGATGAGTGTTTTGCTGATACAGTTGATTATCATGTTGTAAAAAGAAATGGAGAACCGTTTGAGTTACTAATTATCAAAGATACTGATAATAATACATTCAAGAAAAAGATAAAATCAAGACCATCTGAGCCATTTAATCTTGGAGATTATATTGAGTGGAATAATCAGATATGGCTTGTTACTTTGGTTGATACTGACGATAAAACATATCACTCTGGTTATATGTATCTTTGTACTGTCCCTCTCCGCTGGCAAAATTCAGACGGTAAGATCATTGAGCGTTATGTTTATGCCGAAGATTTTACGAAGTATTCAAATGGTGTTACAGGAAACAATACTATCACCATTGGAGACAACCAGTATGGATTAACTCTTCCTGTGGACGAAGAAACTAAAAAGTTAAAGCGTGATATGCGTTTCCCTATTGATTTTGAAGATAGTGAACAACCTGATGTTTATACGCTTACCAATAGAAAAGTCAAGTTGAGTGACAATCAATATTTTGGTCGTGGCAGCACAATGATTGTAACTATGTCGTTTGATGCTTTTAACCCAAATGCTGATAAGAAAGTTATTATGGAAAACGGTCAGGAAGTATGGATCTGTAATTATAATAATTCTCATACTCCTCTCCCACCCATCCCATCAGAACCCGATGAAACGACAGATTTAAGGTGTGTTATCTCTGGAAACACAAACTTGAAAAATGGATATAGGCGTACATATACTGTTACGTTTACAGATAAAGACGGAAATTCTGTTGACTGGCAGGAAGTAAATTATCATTGGAATGTAAAATCAGATTTCTATATTAAACAGACTATTAGTGATAACAAAATAACCGTTTCTGTAAATAATGAGAACCTTATTGGAGATTCTTTTTTTGTATCTGTTCGTGTTGGAAAAATTGTGTTATCAGAAATAAAAGTAAATATCGTTGATTGAGGTGATTGAATATGGCAAATGGAACAATAATCTCAGATTTGAAAAAACGTGTCATAGATGCAATCACACATGATGACACTATATTTTACACTTTTGGGGCAAGTGATTGTGAAAATGGTGGCGATTTAAAAGATACTCATATTTTTACATATAATAAAATACCTGAGACCATCACAATAACTGATATGTATATGACTGTTATGGTTCATACGAAGTCAAGAGATAGAAATAAAACATATGTTACCCCTACTCTTGAAATTTGGATATATTGCCATCATGGACATATGAAAATGGATCGAAAAATAACAAAAGACAACCGATGCGATTATTTATCAATGTTATTAGAAAATATGCTTAATGGCTCTACAGAATACGGTGGTATTGGAGAATTAAAGTGTATTCTAAATCAAGAAGGGACTTACAATAAAGATTTTCTTTATCGCCATCTTATATTTGAGACTGTTGATATTAATAGTTCTATGTGTGAAAGGTAGTGATGCTTTTGCAAAATGATGAACTAAAAATTTATCGTGGAGAAGATTTTGTTGTATCAGAACACATTAAAATCCATCAACCTTCTTTGTCTGAGATATGTGAATACGGGGAGCAAGAATATTACTCAATGATTTATTACTTAACTGCAACGCCACAAACACTGAAAGTTCAGTTGTGGGATATGGAGCCAAGAATTGACTATACTAAAATAACTCCATATGAACTATTTTGTAATATGTTATATAAACTTTTTACAAAAGATAAGACTTCTATTATTTTCGGAGATTTGGATTTAACTAAATTTCAAATGATGCAGCGAAAAGATAATGGAGATATTTTGCTATATCAACGCATAGAAAAAAGCTCAGATAATACTAGTAATAATGACATTCTTTCTAAAATAATTACTAAAATAAAAAATATTTTAAGAATCAACAAAAATGAAGAATCTATTGTTGAATATGATGAAGTAATTATAGATGAATTTACATATAATCTCATCATAGATTATTTAAGGAAAGTGCATAATGTTTATAAGGATGAAAAGATACCTGCAAATGAAACAACAAAAATAATTCTTATCGAGGACGATAGAGAAGAAATGCAGAGAAATAAAAATAAGGAATACCATTCGCAATTAAAAAATTTAATCTCTGCAATGATTAATTGTGAAGGATTCAAATACAATCATTCTCAAGTTTGGGATATGAGAATAAATGCTTTTATGGATTCTGTAAAAAGAATATCTAAGATTAAAAATTCAAATCTGCTTTTACAATCTGGTTATTCAGGATTCGGAATCAATTTAAAAGACATAGACAAAAAACAATTAGATTGGATGGGAGAACTCGATTAGAGTTCTTCTTTTTTATTGCAAAAAACTAGGAGGAAATAAAATGTTTAATCCAAATGAACTTATTTTAGAAAAGATTAGAGCAGTTGAAGAGTATAATCCTTCTACTGACGAAATTATGGGGCGGTATACACAGATCGAGAATCCCGTCTTAAACACATCTGCTGATTCTACAGATGTAACGGATGCCATGGGAACACCAATTCATACCTTCTATCGTAATTCTAAAGGAAATTTTAGTTTCACAAATAGTTTACATTCTTTAGACCTTATGGCCAGTCAGTTTGGTTCTGAGAAAATCATTGCATCTGATGAAAATAAAATTGTCATGCCTGTCTCAGAAACAATTCAGATTGGTAATGACGGTACTGTAACACTAAAGTATATTCCTGTTGGAACAGAAGGCGCAGAAATCAAATATGTTAAGGTAATTAATGCGAACAATACTTTTGGAGAAACATACGAGGTGTCCGCTACTGCCGCTGAGGGTAAATTTACTCTTGACGCAAAAAATAAAACCATTACACTTCCTGAAGGTGTAACTGGGCGAGTATTCGTTTCTTATAATAAGGAAACTGCAAGTGCAGTTAAAATATCTAAAAATACTGAAAGTATGCCTCCAGTAAGGAAATTACTTATTCATGCAATTTTTAGAGATCCGTGTGATGCCAATCTAGTATACGCAGGTGTTATTCAGTGCCAGAGAGCACAAATTGACCCGTCCAGTGTAGATGTAAATCTTACAAGTGATGGTAAGCACAGTGCTTCATATAAGTTACAGAAACCATATTGTGACGAGTTTGCAACACTTTTCGATGTAATTGTGAGTGAAGACTAATTCCAAATTAGGGAGAGAAGAAATTCTCTCTCTTCTTTTGATGGAGGAACATATGGGAGAAAACAATATTAACGCTTTTTGTAAAATTTGCGGGCAGGGTTATCATGTTTGTAACTCATGCAGAGAGCAAAAAACTTTTTATCCGTGGAGAAGTATTACAGATAGTGTTGAACATTACAAAATATTTTTAGCGATTCATGGATATACGCTAACTAAAAATTTAGAAATTGCAAAAAAAGAATTAGAAAATTGCGATTTAACTGGGCTTGAAAATTTTAACCCCGAAATTAAAACAATAATAAAAGAAATTCTGAAAGAATCAGAGAAAGTTAAAGCACCTTCGAGAAAAAGAAAAGAAAGTATAGAAACAGAACTCGCTAAAAATAAGATTAGTGAATAACAATATATTTAAATTCAAGAAATTATACAGATTACAGCATAATAAATTTATCACAAATTAATGATGATGTCATTCAGAAAGGATACATATGGAATCTTTAAAAAATGCTCTGCAATACATTTATGATAACTGGTCACTGATTGTTATTTGTGCTGGTTTGTGTATTGCTATTTATAGAAAAGTTAAGAATTGGATTTCTTTATCAGAAGAAGCAAAAATTAAATTAGTAAAGTCTCAATTACAAGAAATTATTTTAAAATATATTTCTGACGCAGAATTTGAGTATGCCGAAATCATACAAAGTGGAAGTCTAAAACGTTCTAAAGTAATCTCGCAGATTTATGAAGATTACCCAATTTTTAAAAAAATTGTAGATCAAAATAAACTAATTAAATGGATTGATGATTTAATTGACTCTGCATTACCAACGCTGAGAGATATGTTAGAAAATAATGAATCTACGGATGATGAAAGTTAGGTGATAATATGAGTTTATCAATCAGTAATAATGGACTTGCTCTCATCAAAAAATTTGAAGGCTGTAGATTAACTGCATATCAAGATAGTGTTGGTGTATGGACTATCGGTTATGGTCATACATCTGGGGTGCGAAAAGGACAGACAATAGCGCAAGCACAGGCTGATGCTTTCCTAAAAGCCGATTGTACTAATGCTGAAAAATCTGTAAATAGTTATAGTAAATATAATTGGAATCAAAATCAGTTTGATGCACTTGTTAGTTTCACTTTCAATTGTGGTAGTGGGAACTTAAAGACATTATTGAATAATGGGCAACGTACTATTGCAGAAATTAGTGCAAAAATCACAGCGTACAACAAGGCTGGTGGCAAGGTGTTACAGGGACTTATGAATAGACGTGCTACTGAAAAGGAGTTGTTTGATAGGCCCATTTCTTCTATTACTACTCCTCCACTTTCACCCGCATCTATTCCTGCTACCATAAAATTTGCTAAGCCCGTTAGCTATCTGCAAACAGATCCCAAGTGGAAAAATCATAATTATTCAGCAAAAGGTGAAAGTAAAACTATTGGAAGTGCTGGATGTGGCCCCACTACTGCGGCTATGGTAATTGCTACTTTAAAAGATAAAAATGTTACTCCAGTTATCACATCTGAATGGTCTATGGCACATGGCTACAAAGCATTGAACCAAGGGACATTTTATACCTATTTTGTCCCCCAGATGTCCGCCTATGGGATAGGATGTAAACGATTAAATACATCCAATTTATATGGCAAGTCATCTTCTGTCGCTCACACCGAAGCGCTGAACGCATTGAAAAATGGAGATTGGGTAATCGCTTGTATGGGCAAAGGCAATTGGACTTCCTCTGGTCACTTTATCCTATTATATGGATATGAAAACGGATATGTCTACATTAATGATCCTGCATCAACTAAATCAACAAGAATTAAAAATACATGGGCACTGTTTGCTAAACAGGTAAAATATATGTGGACTATCAGTGTGCCAGATCGTTTTAAAAATGATTCTTCTATATCAACCGGAGTTGATTCTGCCTACAATCAAACGCAATTTATTAAAGATGTGCAGGCTGCTATCGGCGCAAAGGTGGATGGAATTGCTGGTTCTGAAACTTTATCTAAAACTGTCACTGTCTCCATGTCCAAAAACAATCGTCATGCTGTCGTAAAACCGCTTCAAAAATACTTAAATGTATTGGGCTTTGACTGCGGAACTGTCGATGGAATTATTGGTGTGAAATTTGATGCAGCTATTAAAGCATATCAGAAAGCAAATGGATGCGTTGCAGATGGAGAGGTAACATCGAAAAAAAATACCTGGAGATCCCTTTTGGGATTAAGGTAGAAAGGCAATTTATGGAATGGAAAAACTATTAACTAAGTATCTAATTGATATCAATCCAGCAATTATAGTTGTTGCAGTTATAATTCTTATCTTTCTATGTTGTATTATCATTAAAAACCGAAAAGTAATTTTAGAACTATTTAATGATGTATATAACAAAAAGAAAAATAAAGAAGAAATATTACAGACAATAAAAAATAATCAAGCAAATATCAAAGAAATAATGGACAACAGAATTCATGATCGTGAACAATCTATTGCCATTCAAAAAGAATTGACAGATGCACAAAAAAAGCTTTCAGAATCATTATCTAATATTTCCCAAAAAATTGATGACATGCAACGTAATACAGATGAGAGATTTATCGAAAGTGAGCGAAGAAATAATAAGCGTATCAGAGCAGAACTTAAAGATAAAATAAGCCAATCTTATAGATATTATCATTCTCTCGGTAAAATAAATGATATGGAATTAGAAGCCTTAGAAGATTTGATTGAAGAATATGAAGAGGCTGAAGGTAAGAACAGCTTTGTTCACAGTATTGTACAAAAAGAAATGTATACATGGGAAAAAATTGACAGAATGTAAGCAGTAATTAAAGAGCGATTTCATTGTGAGGTCGCTCTTTTGTTATGCCCTGAATTAAAGGGTAAATGAAATTTTATCCCTAATATTTTAGGGTGTAGTAAAGGAGCGATATTTATAAAACTTGTTATAGATAATGATGTTGTAGAAAGATATAATCAGTATTATTTTTCTCAACATCCAAAAGCAAAGAAAAAGCAAATTGAACATGCCTATCATCCTTCTATAAATATCTGGAGTATAAAACCAAGAATACAAATGAATACTTTAAAGCAATCATGGAAAAGTTTCATAATCTGGTGGATAAAAGACTTGGGGTATGAAAATTTGAAATTAGATAATGTGGAAATCACTTATGATATTTACCATCCAACAAAACGTAGAACAGATCCAGATAACTATACCCCTAAATTCATCCATGATGGATTTGTAGAATCAGGTTTTCTTATTGATGATGATAGAGAACATTTACATAGTTTAACAATCAGATGTCATGTAGATAAGGACAACCCCAGAACCGAAATTGAGGTGATTAAACTTTAATGTATTCATCTGAATTAAAACAATATATAGATGAAAGAAATGGTCAATTAAACAGTGAAGAAGTAAATTTTGTTACCAATATTAATTTCCATCCGCAGTTAAATCATATCACTTATAATCCATGGAATAACAGTTATGATATGTGGGATAGTGAAGGAAATAATTATCATTTTGAGGTGATGTAAATGAATAAAACAGGCAGTAATTTACTAATGTTTATTTTGGGATTTTGCTTCTATTGTGCAATTGAGGTAATTTTTCGCGATATGACATTTCGGCTTATGGGCGTAGCTGGTGGATTAATTTTCACATTAGGCGGAACCCTAAACGATAAATTTTCATGGAAATTAGATTTACTTTTACAATGTGGGATTATATCTGTAATGGTAACATTATTGGAAGTTATTGTTGGCAATATTGATTATTATTTTTTACATTTAAATATGTGGGATTATAGTAATCTTCATTACCAATATTTTAATGGGAAGATTTCTTTACTCTTCTCTATTATATGGTTCTTTATGGGTTTTGCTGTTATATTTGTGCATGATGCAATTACATATTATTGGTTACATGAAGGAGAACAACCTGAATATTGGATATTTAAGAAAAAGATATGGCAGATGCCAATAAGAAAATGTGAAACACATTAAAAAGAAATGGAGAATTGAAACATGATTAGAAACTATTTCAGAATGAAGAAAAATGAGTGGAAAATCAAAGCAATGATTTATAGTACTATTGCTACTCTTATTGATAATCAAAAAGATATCTTAGAACTATTGCAAAAAATGTTTGTTGCTCTAAAAGATGTTCCAGTAGAGGATTTGCAGAAAGAGTTTGTAGCGAAACTTGCAGAAATTATTCACACTGAGAATAAAGATAAAACCGAATAGAATGTCTCTTTCATGGGAATCGGAGGTGAGTATATGATTGATTATACTTCATATAGAATAATCGAACTGTCAGAAGGGCAAAACAGAAAGGATATTGAGACAAAAATAATTTCTATTTTAAAAGAACAGAAATTATCTTTATCTCAGGTGCGTTCTGTTTTTAATAACATATTAGTAAAAATTGAAGATATGAACCCAATTGTTTTATAAAAAACTAAAATTGTGATATTCTTTTTGTACACTTTCTGAAATTATATTTTCTAATTTTGCAATTTGGGCAATTCTTTCTGGAAGCATATCTTTATCGCATTTAAGAACCCTATTTTGTCTAACATATTCCATTAAAAGTTCATGTACAAAATTTTTACCTTGCTGTGTTGTTACCATTTTTATATAACCCCCCTTATATTTTCTTTTAAAATTATAACATTGTAGTTGACTAAAGTAAATAAAATTATCACTCTCATACTGTATAGCAGATGGGTATTTTTGTGTAAAGGAAAATTTGTATGGCTACAGTAATAAAAAACATCTCTAAATTACAAAATACATTTGATAAATATGCCTATTACATTACAGATAAAATAGCGGATAAAATTAAAATAACAATAGAAGAATTTATCAAATATTATTACAAAGAATATACTCCAGAATTTTATTCTAGGGTTTGGAATTTATTAAATTCTGTTGTAAGAACAGATGTTAAAAAGATAGGGAATTCTTGGTGCTCAGAAATTTATATTGACACATCTATTACTTATTATAATGGATGGACTATGGAGGGAACTGCTAAACAGGCAAACCAAAGTCTTCACGGATGTTACCATCCTGTTAAAGTTGGCGATATGAGATTTTGGGATGATGCTTTGAAAGAAATCCATTCTAAAGAATTTCTCGATCAATTTATATATTTTTTCAAAACAAAAGGATTAACAGTAACGGTTAAATAAAGAATCATAAACTCTCACGATATAGCATGGGAGTTTTTTATTTGAAAGGAGTCCTGAAATATATGGATGAATTTATTGTCCAATTAATTACACGATTAGATACATCAAATGCAATAACGGATCTAAATAAGCTAAAAGGACAGCTTGAAAGTAAAAATATAAATCTAAAAACTGTATTAGACACATCAGCAAGTAAGCAGGAATTACAAAATTTTGCTAAACAGATACAAACTGCTTTAAATCAAGCAAGCTCAGGAAAATTAAATATTGATACAAGTAAGATTTTATCTTCGATAAACCAAGTGATCAGAGATGTAAATAACGCAACATCAAGAGCCAATAAAATTCAACTTTCAATGGATAATGGCCATGGTGCAAGTGAATACCAGAATCGGATCAATGCTGTTACTGCTTCATTAGAGAAGTATGGAGTTGAAACAAAAGAAGCACAGAATATTACTGCTTCTCTTCAATCCACTTTTGACAGTATGAAAGGATTATCTGGTCAGGATCTTGTTACGCAGGCGGACAAACTTGAACAAGAATTCAAATCTGTAAAAATATCTGTTGAGCAAGCGAAATTATCTTATGATAAATTGATGCAACCTGCTTCAAAAGAAAAAATTTCTTCTACTCTTCTCAAAGTTCAAAAACTTTTAAATAATAATACAAAAGTTACTGAAGCAGTAAAGAATGAATGGCAAGGTTATGTGAATAGGCTTTCAAGCGGGTCTGATATCGCAGTAAAAGAAATTAATGATATCAATACTCGACTTAAAGAAACTGAAAGCAATATGCGTGGATTAGGAAAACTTGGTCTTTCATGGACTGATAAGTTAAAGCAGGCATGGGAAAAGTTTGGTGGCTGGGGATTTGCTACTGGAACCATGATGACTTTAGTGAATCAGTTACGCAGAATACCAAAAGAGGTTTATGAAATTGATACTGCTATGACTAATCTTTATAAGGTTACTGATGAAACTAATAGTAAATATAATCAATTTTTAGATTCTTCAAGTAAATCTGCACAGGAACTTGGTAGATCAATTTCTAGTTTAGTTGAACAAACTGCAAACTGGGCAAAATTAGGGTTTTCTCTTGATGAGGCGGAACAGCTTGCAAAAATTTCTTCCATCTATGCAAATGTTGGTGAGGTAGATAATAATACCGCTGTTAGCGATATGGTAACAGCAATGAAAGCATTTAACATCGAAGCTTCAGATTCTATCACTATTGTGGATAAACTAAATAAACTTGGGAACGAGTATGCAACTTCTGCAAAAGATTTGGGTGATGGGCTTTCCCGTTCTGCTTCTGCGATGGCAACTGCTGGAACAGATATTAACAAAACACTTGCTATGCTAACAGGTGGTACAGAAATTACCCAGAATGCTTCTGAATTTGGTAACTTCCTTAAGATTGGTAGTATGCGTATTAGAGGTATGAAAGGTGAGCTGGAGGAACTTGGAGAAGAAGTAGACGAAACTGTCGATTCTATCAGTAAAGTTCAAACACAGATTTTAAATCGTACTGGTGGTAAAGTAAATATCTTTGATGATATGGGTAATTTTAGAGATTACTATGATATCATGAAAGATATTTCAAATGTATATAATGATTTGTCTGATCCTGACAAAGCCGACCTTACAGAAATACTTTTTGGCAAGCAACGAGGCAACCAAGGTGCCGCTTTGATTCAAGCGTTTCAATCGGGTCAAATCCAGAAAGCTTTAGAAGCAACACTTAATGCTGAAGGTTCTGCTATGCAAGAGCAAGAACGCTGGTTGGAATCTTTGGAAGCAAAAATACAACAGTTTGAAGCTGCTTTTCAATCATTATCAACTACTATTTTAGATAGTAATTTACTAAAATGGTTTGTTGATTTTGGTACTGGTACAGTTAAAGTAATAGACACTGTAATAGATAAAATTGGTTCATTGGGAACCATCAGCACCATTGGAGGAGGATTATTAGGTGCAAAAGGGCAGGGTTAGCTAATAAAAATTTAACGCAAATTGTGCGAGGCTCTGTATATACCCGTGCCAAGGCTAAAACCCTTGGGTAAAACACAAAGAACTATATAGAAATATATAGGAGGTATATTGGTAAAATCAACTACGACCGCTACATCGTAGACCTCTGATATTGCTGTGTGTGAACTACGCAGCATCCAGAATTCGTAAGAACCTGGGCGAGAACAAGAAAGATTCATGTGACTCATAATGTAGCATGATGATTTAACTTGCAGAGAGGCGTACTGCTCTATTGAGTAAGTGCCGCTCCCATCGGCCACCAAGAGGGCGTAGGTATAATTCAAATTATACCCATGAAGGCATGGTCAGCAACCTATCATTGAGCGTGATAGTGAAAAAGTTCGCCGTAGCTATGCGGTGCGTTAAAAATAGTAAGTATCTATACTTCGTCATCAGATGACTTCCAAAAACATTGATGACTAAAATAGAATAAACAGAAATAAAAGAATAATTTCATTTCTCCTAGCCGTAAGCAAGAAACGGAGAAAAATCATTTAACTATATTGTTATTGTAAAACGATAAACGAGGTGATATAATTATATGGAAATACAAATGGGAGTTAATCAAAAGATGAAACTATATAATGTATATCGCATATGTAAACAAAATATAGATTATTTCGAGAAACCTAATTTAACAAAGCAAGTAGTTGAAAACAATAATGTGATTTTCCAATTGGAAAACTGGACAGAATATAAGGAAAAACTTAAAAATCTTAGAAGATTGCCTATACTAAAAAATTATATTGATAATTATTTTGATATCATTCCTATATTCATTATTGAAAAAAGAAATACCTGCCGTCTCCGCTGCAATGGCTTCACAGCTTGAATTAATTAGAAAGAATATCTGTAACAGAATGGAAACAATTATTGATTTATATGAAGGAATGAATATTGGAGAAGGTGGAAACGGTATAGATATCAAAATGCCGCCATGCGATGATCTCAAAGATTATATTTTATATTTAAAAGACATTGATTTTATCTTTACACAATGTCCCTTTTTACAATGTGAAAACGAAATATTAAAATTTGAATCAGTTGATGTAGGCTCAAACTGGCTGAAATTTGTTGTAACATCTGCGACAACCTGTATGATTCTAAACAATACAGCAGCATTGGTAGATAAAGCCCTTATCTTACGATCACATTATATTTCAATACAACAACAGGAAGAAATGCTTAAAAGTATACAATTAAAAAACGAATTAACATCGGCTCAAATAGAAACTTTTAATTTATTACGCAAGTCATATGTAGATGCTGCTATTTCTTCATTAGAAAATGATTGTGGAAAGATAGATAACCCAGAAGAAAGGGATAAAGCAGAACGTGCATTAGAAAAGTTGGAGATATTATTAGAAAAAGGGTGTGAGATTTATGCAACACTGGACTCGCCCGAAGAAACACAAGCGTTGTTTCCAGAAATACAGGGCAATTTAGAACTACCAGATAATATAATGAGTTATTTAGAAGATAAAAAAGGAAATGTAGAATAAGTATATAAATTAGATTATAACCACATCAGATTGGAGTCTGAGCGATTATTTTTTGTTTGCAAACTTGAAAGAACAAACTGGCTATTACTACAAGTATTAGTGCGAATTGAAAAATCTTATTAAAGACATAACTGCAATTCAACATATTTTGTATAATATTATGTCAAATATTTTGTCATATCATGTCTTACGTTTTTATAAGAAATTTTTCATTTAAATATTTACAAAATTTATTCATTCTGTTACTCTGAGAATATCAAACATTTTCAAAAAATATTTCGGAGGTGGCAAAATGAAAACATCAAGTAAGGAACGTACTTTACAGTGGATATGTAATCAATATACTAAAAGGAATATATCGTTTTCTCGTTAGAACTGCTTAATATTCAGTTTTTATAAGAGCGAGGTTTGTCTTCGCTCTTATATTATGCGTCTTATTATATATTATATGGTTTATTATTATTAACTCAACTTTCCCACCAGTAAATCCGGTGTAGATGCTTGAACTTTCAAGCAAAATAAAGATATAAATTGGTGCATTGACATAAAAATAGCACCTAATCTTTGGTATAATAAGATCACCACAACCTATACCATCCAAAGAAGAGGTGCTGATCTTATGATAAACCAAATGAACCAAAATGAAAATACCCAAAATCAGTTTTCTAACACAATCAAAGAGCCTCAAATTGGAAAACTGATGCGGAAATCGAACGTATTTATGGAAACAGATGGTCAATTGAGTGCTTTTTCAAAGCATCGAAATCCTTTCTGAAACTCGGCACTGAATTCCAGAGTCGAACTTATGATGCTATGGTCAGTCATACGGCAATTGTATTTACCAGATACACCATACTGGAATGGATACGCCGTAATAAGAATGATGAAAAGGCCTATGGCGAGTTATTCTTCCTGTTCTGCGAAGATATCCAGGACATGGATTTAACAACTGCACTCCAAAGCCTAATGGCGTTGTTCGTTGAGCATATTAAAACATTGTCAGCAGATGTTACAGTCTGCTCTTTTCATTGACGGTGATAAAATGTACTATGATGTTTATGAAATGTTAAAAATTAATCCACCTGACCAACAAAGCCGATCTGACGCTTTGGCTTTTCTGGCTCAGGTTTCTGTACAACCATTAATAGAAAATTCAATTGTGAAACATGTTGGATCAGTTCCAATGGCTTGCCAGAATTGTCCACTCCTCCAAACTTCACTAAATTGTAACCAATGTAACCGATGGAATCAACAAGAATAGTTGTTGATTGATTAAACTGTACAAGCATCATTGCAACATCTTCTGTATCAGGAAGACTTGCTTGATACCTCTGAATCTCATTGTAGAGATGTGTTGCAACTTGTTCTGCTGTACTTCCTAATTGAATTTTAGATGCGTTTATTTCAATCTGCCTATTGCTTTCTAAGGCTAAGGTGTTTACAATACTCATAAAAGGCTCCTTTGTTTGTATTATTAATGGCATGAATAAACTGTTGACACTGGGTATATACTATTGTATAATATTGTTTAATGAGACAGGAAGTTTCACGGAACAATGTTATACCCTACGGAGTCCTGCCTATAAGTTATTCTGCCAATGGGTTAGTTAATAGAATTTAGGTGTGAGACTCACGGAGAACAAAGAGCATGAGTGCCTATTGGTACTGATGCTCTTTTTCTATGAATTAGTTTAAAATGCTATTATTCTTCTATTTCATTATTGGATGTGATATCTATAATTTAAAAATCAGCCCCACAATGGTTACAGTGAAATTGTTTTCCGATCTTCTTACTGCCAAGTCCTCATAGATCTGTTGATGAAACGAAAATGCTACATTTGTGTTGAATTGTGGATAATTTTGTCATATAATTGTATGTAACAAATTACAAATTGGAGGCATATTATATGACAGAAGAAGAAAAAGAACAACGGAAAACTTATATGATGTCTTTGTCACAGTATAGCCAAGAAATATTTTGGTTAGATAAAAAATTGTATTTATCATCTTTAAAGAATAGAGTGGTTGGACGAGAAATAAAACGCAATGAAGTGTACAGGTGTAATTTTGGAATAGGTGTTGGTAGTGAAATGGACAAGGACAGACCTGCTGTTATAATTCAAATTAATTCTTTCAATTCTTCTTCTGGCAATACAATCGTAGCACCTATAACACACGACAAAGGACATATAAGTTGTTTAATACCCATTAAAGACAGATATGACGAAAGCGGTAATATAATCTTAGATGGTAAAATAAATGTATCAAATTTAATGTGTGTAAGTAAAGCCAGACTCGGTGACAAAGTTGGAGAATTAGATAAAGATGAGGTTAAAGACTTAAATGATGCTCTATATCGTCATTTAGCACTTGATACATATATAAAACAATTAGAAAATACAATAAAGCAAAAAGAGAAATATATTTCTGAGCTGAAAGAAAAAAGAAAAGCAGATAATGATTTTTTGAATAAAATCAAGAAAATTTGTCAAAAATATAACAAGGAGGATATTTTGAAATATCTTCAAAAATTAGTTGACAAACCAAAATTATAGTGATAAGATTATCTTAATCCAATTGAGAGCCTATATCTAATGTTATATCAGCATATAGGACGGTACGGAAGTTCAATTAAAAAGAGCCTTTGGCAGTAAACTTTTATGAGTGGTTTTATAGCCACTCTTTTTTCTTACTTATTTTTCAATAGACAAGAGAGCATCATATTTATGACAGAGAGATGCTCTCTTTTGTGTATAAGACACATATTAAATTTTAGAAAGGATGTGATTAAATTCGAAAACAAGTTATTTCAATTCGTTTCCATATAAAACATCACATATCTGTATTGAAGTGATTTGGGAACCATCAGTGAAATATGTTATCCAGATCCAAGTATCATCCTTATTTTGGTTGGCAGGATCTCGTTCTGTTTATAAATATTCATTACAAAAAACACATGTTCCAATAGATTTTTGTATTTTTCTGTTGTATAATGGTAGAAAATGGTTAAAGAATCATTATATGATTGGAGAATTTTATGGATGAATATACTTTATATTTAGATGAAAGCAAAAATAAGGAGAGAACTTTATTTTTAATTGGTGGAATAATAATTAAGAATTCTCAAATTTGCACATTAGCTAACGCTATAAATGGTGCAAAGAAATGTATTTGGAGTGAACAATATATAATTAATAATCATCCAGCCCTACATTGTGTTGAATTATCTACAATAAAAGACAGTCGAAATAATAAAAAATTTCTATCTACATATTTTAATTTGCATCCCACTTTTTCCATATTAGGACAAAAAAGTAGTAACGAAATAAGAGTTGTTTATGATAATATTTACAATATACTCTGTAAGACCATAAAAGATATTGATTGTATTACTATTGGTTGTCTGATTAATATAGAAAAATTTAAATATATTTATGGAGAAATAACACATCCCAAAGAAGATTTATTTTTTGAAGTTGCTATGCAAGAAATAATAGAAAATTATTCACATTTTTTATACACAACTAAAAGTGTTGGAAATATTGTATATGAATCAAGAAATAATGAATCTGGCCTTACAGAGAAATCCCCCGATTTTAAAATGTACAATAATTTTTGTAAATTAAAAGCGTGTAACAAGGGAATATCTTTCATAACACAAGAAACTATTGGTAAAACAATTCGATATTTTTATATGTATGGAAAACAAGACGATATCCCCGGATTACAGTTTGCTGATTTTGTAGCGTATAATATGATTCAAAGCATTAACCGCACTAAGGGACAATATACTGAGTTTATGAAGAAAATTTCAGATCGGTTATATAATGGAGGAAATGAGTTATCAGCTAAAGATTTAAGAGATTATTTTGGGTTAAAGAAATTACCTTATGATTTTCAAAGTATTCATAATTTAGAAAGCGAAAATGCTACGCTACGAAAAGCAAATGATAATATCAAAATCGAAAGAAATAATCTAATTAAAAAGAATAATTTGCTTACAGAAGGGAAAAATAAACTAATAAATCAAAATGAAACTCTCAAAGCTGAAATAAAACGTCTAAAAAAAGAGTGGGATAATGCAAAATAAATCTTGACAATAAGTTAAAATTCTCATATACTACTATTAGATACAATGATAATCACGTAAGGCGTGTTGTTGAAGCAGTAGCTCAGACAGAGAATAGACTCAGATGCTATTCCGTTATCGTATCTTATATAGTGGGATTTTGTTAATGAGAAGTATAAAAGATAACTGGAACATCTTAAGTGTATGTACCAGTTATCTTTTTTCATTTTGATTTATAAATGAGGCATGCAGATGTGCCTTAATCATCTGCCTCATGAAAATCCCATGTTTCATATATACATAAAGTTCTTAAAATAGGTAATATCTATATTTTATAGTGCTAATCTCCTATTATTTATACGCCCATATGATATTACGGATTTATAACATTAACAACCTCACCTATGATTGTATATTCACCAGTAGCTAAATGTTTATCCTTATCCGAGCATTCATCATTATCAGAAATAAATCCTATTGCATTTTCTTCTTTAAAATATCTTTTGCATAGAACCTCATTGGTAGAATTAATTTTAAATACTACTATTCTACCATCAAGATTTAGTTCGTCAAAGTTTGGATTTAATAATACTGTCGCATTATCCTTTATTCCGCAATCAGCGTTATTCTTCTTTTCCATACTATTACCGGATATTTCAATACCAAATACAGCTTGATTAGAAAGATTGTTTATTTGCAAATCCTTCATATGATATTTGCCCTCTCTTCCATACTTTCCAGCTCCAGCAGCGGCTTGTTGTTCATACACAGGGAACCGATAAATTATTGTAGGTTCTTCCGGCTTCATACTAAATACATGATCCACTATTTCCCTGTCATGAGGAGTAAGGGATTTATATCTATCAAGGATTCTTTTGTCTTCTGGATTCAATAGTTCCTCTTTTAAGATAATTTCATCTTGAAGGAAATAGTTTGGTGACTGGTCAAGAATTTTACAAAGCCTAATAAACATATCTAGGTTTGGTTTATTATTGCCCTTTTCATATTCGGATACAGTTGTGCTTCCATACCCAATCAATTCTGCTAATTTGGATTGAGTATACCCCTTTTCTTCTCTTGCTGCTTTTAATCGTTCTCCAAAACTCATATTTTCACCTCATCTGTTAATACTCATATAATACATTAAATATTTACATTTGTCCATATAAAATGGAATTGATTATTGACTATTCATATTATATGATATATAATGAATCTGTTCCATATTAAATGAAGTTTGGTATTTGTATTCCATAAACAAGTGTTCTCATTGTCAAAATTGGTAAATAATGGTAGAATGGATTCATACATTAAGAAGAAGGTATAGTTATGTACAGAAGATTGGCAGAATCCATACCAAATAATATCATTGACAAAATATATGAATTCGGAAAAGAAAATCCTGAACGTATTGTTTATAGATTTTGTAAGCGAGGAATAATAAATGATATAGCATTTTTAAATTCTTATGATGAATATATACTGGAAAATAGAGAAATAAAAGATCCCATTGATAATGTAATGACATTTTCAACTTCATGCTCTTTAACAGATAAAAAACCGAAACAACTTTACAAACTTATAAAAAAGAAATATTTTTCACAATTTCCTACTCCTTGTATAATTGTTGGACATACAATTGGAGGCTTATCACAAAAAACAAAAGAACGTGATCCAAATTATCCAGATAAAAATCATATAGATTGGTGGATATATCAGGATTGTATTAAGGATATTATTAAAGATTTTATAATAATGGACGATATAAATATTGAGGTGAATAGAAATGAGTAATGTATATTTTAAAAATGTGCCAAATTTTGGGGACTTATTTATTAACAAAGTATTGTTGGAATATGAGCTAGAACCAGTTATATTTGTATGTAAAGACAATTATAACAATTTCTTTTTATGCATATGTGATGATTTTATTGACGCAAAAAGGTCTTGGATTGCTATTAAAATACCTGTAAATGATTTATTGGACATATTAAATGATAAAATCACTTTGCTCTCTGCTTTTAAAAAATCAGTGAATAAAACTATCATTATTGATTATTGTCCTGATAAAAAGACTTATGATTACTGTATGATGAATTTTTCTGATATTGATGAAACTGAACTTCCATGTGAAGATCAATATTTGGACGAAAAGGACACTTTTGATGATTATATTAATTATTTGAAATCATATATTATTTCATATGACATTCAATGTGATTTTGATTATTTAGATACAATTACTGTTAATGTTAGTAAAAATAATCATGAAGATAACTTTTTCATTGACAAAGAATATAATCCAATTCAAGATACGGAAATGTTAGAAAAACCAAATGATGTAAATGTTAAATCAAATAACAGACTATTAATTGCAGCCTAGGGGGGCAGAATGAAAAAGAGCAAATTCCAATTTAAAAATCCACGAATTTCATCGTTTTTAATTAATGAAAATAAAGATTTTGATAAGGAGAAATTTGATGGTTTTTCAATTTCTACAAATTTGGATATACAAATAATAGAAGACGATAAAGAAGCAAAGGTATCTCTAACAATAAAAATTGGAGAGAGAAATGACCAATACCCGTTTTTTATGATTGTTGAGACCTATTCCTTATTTAAAAATGATGGAGCAGATAATTTTAATGAGTTGTTAAAAATCAATGCGCCAGCATTACTTTTATCAAACGTAAGGCCAATAATTGCACTGATGACATCACAGCTCGGTTTCAAACCATTTTATATTCCATTTATGAATTTTACAAACTCTAATGATGAAATACAAGAAGACACCTAACGGTGTCTTTTATATTCCACTGCTATTCTATTTTTTATCCGAAAATGAGCTACTTTGTCTGTTTATATTTCAAGATTATTTTATCAAATATAACTTTTGGCAATTCTTCTGTTTTATATGTATTTACAAATTCAATATCATCATTCCATTTTTGAATTGCAGATGCACAGTCTGGACGAGTTGATTTCCTTTTTATGTTTATTTGTAAAATATCAACTACATGTCTTCTGCTCATAATTCCTGCTTCAATGACAGATGATAAAATTATATGGCGTTGTTGTTCAGATATGTTTTTCTGAGTTTGTACATTGTATCCGTAGTATTTTAGAATACTACCGTCATTCTCTATTTCATCGTTTTGAGTCTGATCACCAGTTTTGTAGCTTATAGTTTCATCAATAACTTTACATGTTACAATATCACCGATTTTATCAAATTCATCTTTTAGAATTGTGAAACGATTACATACAGAACAATATGCAGCTGTGGTTTCTACATAGTACACATCACCATTTTCGTTCAAAACTGGAATTCTAGCAATTATATCATTGGTATCGTGATTAAAAGAACATTTTAACGTGTTACTTAGTACAATTGCACTATTGATATCTAATGATGGAATTTCATGGTAATAATCTTCTAACAACTTGATATTAGTTTTATCTACTCTTATACTATTAATAACATCTTTTGTCACAAAATATCTGTGACATGCAGGACACATATATGAATCAAGCTTTTTATTAGATACTAGATGCTTTTGCAAAGATACTTGACCATATGAAGTTTTCGTTTGATTCATATTACAACCACATTTCGGACATACATTATCCGCACAAAGATGTAACTTAACATCTTTAAATTCTTTAAATGTACTTATTTCTTCAGAAATTTCTATATCTTGTGAATTATTTAATACAATTTGTGAAATAGAATTAATATAATTACGAAGTGTTTTTGTATCATCTAATAGTTCTTGTTCTTTATCATTAACACTATCATTATTAACTAATTCAGATAACTCTTTTGACAAGTTTCCACGAATAGATTTTAATTGATTAACAATTTCAGAAATATTATTGTTAATTGATTTGAGTTCACCAATATTATTTGTTTGATATTTTTGTAATATCTGTATTATTTCCTCTGGAAACATGTTTATAAATTCCTCTCTTACCAAGTATATTTACAATTCAAACACTCAAAACTTTTATTGATCTTCTTACTAAACACACACTACATAGCAATAGATGCTACCATTTCAGTGTGAAAATTATTTTTCATGAAGTTTTTCATTAACTTCTGATGCATAATAACTTGTAAGATAACCCTTTTCAAAATTTTTATATTGTTCATAAGTTAATTCATTTTCATTCTCTTTGTACGAATTATATTCGTCATGTTGTATTTGTATATTAACATTTATTAACTGAGCTGATAAATCGCTTTTATCATCTAGTGGATCATAAATTTCAAGTTCGCCATCTTTAGGTATTTCATAAAGAACACAAGTATCACCTATTTCATCTGCATTGGAACCAATTCCATAGTAATACAACAAAAGATGTTGTTTTTCACCATCACAATAGGCATAAACAACATCAATAGAAATTTTTCCATACTTATCTTGTATTTCATTTGCATATGAATATACTTCATCCTCTATACTTGAAATTTTATTATTATTTCCGCAACCAGTCAGTAAAAGTAACGATATAATTGTCATTATAGTTATAATCTTATTTTTCATTTTTGTAATCTCCATTCTTTAATATGTTTTATAGTTATATAGAAAGAGAATTATGGTTTCCAAGTATGCCCACATTTTCCACAACGATTAACCGTTTTACTCGCTCCAAGTAATCCAAATGTAAGATTCACTCCTCTTGCTCCTGTTGTAATAGATGTTGAACCGCATTTCGGACAGCGTACTTGACTCTTCTCTTGCTGATTGATCTGACGTTTTTGTTCTAATTGATTCTTAAATTGAGATAATTTCAGACCATACTCTATAATATCCTTTTGCTTGAGTTCAATCATTGCGTCAATAATTTCTGTAGAATGCGTAACATTGTAAATTAAATAAGCATCATCTTCACTAATGAGTGGATGAATATCCATTTCTTTTATCATCTGATCAATTTCATTATCAGACATTTTAACATATTCGTCTTTTGTTACATTGAATACTATTTCTGTTCCACCACAAAAACAATTTTTATCAGCTTCTATGGGTACTAATCCTTTGGAACCACATTTAGGACATATTCTTGCTTCTAATGCCATAATAATTACCCTCTCTTCTTTATTTTAAATTTATATTACTACATTTAGTAAATAATTGGAAGTTATTTATTGAATAAATCTTTATACTATTTCTGATGCGCTCGCACAAGTCACAGAAAATGGTATTGGATTAGGTAGTATATTTGATAAAATTAAAGTTGACATTGATGGTTATAAAAATGTTATTGATGATTTTAAGAAGCTAAAATTAGATAAGGATATTTTTAAACTAGAAGATGGCAAAGCAAATTGGGACGCAATAGCCAAAGCAATCGAAGGTTGTGACGAAACTGCCCTCTCCTACTTTAAGACACTTGATGATGGAAACGGTACAATCAACAACCAGTCTGCTTCCGTAGAAGGATTAGGCGAATACTTACAGTCTACAGGACAGTCATTCAACTTCGCAGCAATCAAGGCAACACTCTTAAACACAGCACTCAATGCAGGAATATTTCTCGTTGCATCCGTAGCAATCCAAGGTATAGCAAAAGCATTGGATAACTACATCCATAGAGTAGAAAAAGCAAGAGAACGTACATCAGAATTGCTTGATGAGTTCAAGTCTATGAATGATACAATAAATAAAAACCACTGAATAGAGAATATAATGGTATTGTACTATCTATTGAGTGGTTTTACTCAAATATTATTTGAAAGACTAACTATTAAAAGTCAAGCCCTAAAATGAAAATTTTTGAATGAATTGCAAAAATGCATTTCAGATATATTTGTACCTTGAAAACTGCATGACAAACAGAGTGTCATTTCTGGCACTCTAAAAGGAGATATTTACGGAAAGAATTATGTTGCTTTACTGTATGGCTGTCCTGATTTTTCCATCGCGTAGATCAGCCGCACAAGTTTCTTGGCGGCATGGGATAAAGCAACGTTGTAATGCTTTCCTTCCGAGCGTTTCTTTTCAAGATATGCAGCAAATGTTTCATCCCAATGGCAAACATATTTTGTGGCATTGTAAAGGGCGTATCGGAGGTATTTGGAACCACGTTTCTCCATGTGGGAATAACAGTTATTAAGCTGCCCCGATTGATAAGTTGAAGGTGACATTCCGGCATAGGCGAGTATCTTATCGGCTGAATTAAAGCGGCTAAAATCTCCGATTTCAGCAAGTATCATGGCACCCATGCGGTAACTGATACCAGGTATGGTGAGGAGTGGTGAATGAAGGCTATCCATAATGGATGTGATGGCACGTTCTATTTCATCGATCTCAGCGGTCAGTTCCTGAATGAGCCTGATGGTATGCTTTAGTTCCAAAGACTTTGCAGGCATATGTGATCCTATGGAATTTCTTGCCGCCTCTCTGAAGATGACAGCGGTATCTTTTCCGTAATGCCCTTTAGAACTTTCGGAAAGAAGGTTTGAGAGCCTTGTCAGATGTGTGGAAGCAACTGCCGAAGCAGAAGGGAACTCCGACAGGAGAGCATAGACGGAAGCCATATGGAGCGTAGGCACGAGTTTCTCCAGTTCAGGAAAAAGAATGCACACAAGTCTTGAAACAGAAGATTTCAGTTTTGCCCGTTCCTTTACCTTATCAAAACGGTAACGGGTCAGTGACTTTAGTTCTTCGTTGTGATATGATGTGTCTGAGTAGGACTTTAAGTTTACATCAGACATGATCATGGAAGCGATCGTATGGGCATCTACTTTATCCGTTTTGGTCTTTCTAAGGCTCAGACTTTTTCTGTAAAGATTGGTATGCAACGGATTGATAACGTAGGTTGGCAGACCTTTATCAAGAAGAAAACCCAGAAGATTGTAACTGTAGTGTCCGGTGGGTTCGAGTCCTACTTTTACATTAGCTACATCGTCTGATACAGATTCGATTCTGTGAAATAAGGATTCAAAACCTTCGCGGTTGTTTGAGATGGTAAATGATTTGGACAATATTTTACCATCTGAATTAGTGATAAAGCAGTCATGCTTATCCTTGGCGACATCAATTCCGACGTAGATCATAAGAAATCTCCTTTGCAATGTATTTAATACTGTTTAGAGCCACAGGTACTCCTTGCGATTGTAACCTCGTTCTAAATAAACCGTCATGCGGTATCTAACTGATTAACAAATATACAAAGAGACTGTGGTTGTATCCTTTCGTAAACCATCAAGTGGTAGGAAGTGAGAACCAATCCACAGTATCTCCAACAGTATAGCATACAGTCCTTGGAGAGGGACTATAAACACTACTACTTTATAATACGAGGATGTGATTAAATGATTTAATTACCATTCAGCACCGCATTTATTACAATGCCATGTTTTTGATGTTCTACCAGCAGCAAACACTCCCCATAATGCTACCGATCCTGCTTTAGATAAACCAGAAATCTTCTTTAAATTAGTTGAGCCGCATGTTGGACACTTTGGGACATTACTCTCCTGCTGTTGTTTCTGTTGATTTACTTGTGTTCTAAATTGGGACATTTTAAGGTTGTACTCGATAATATCATTTTTTCTCAACTCAATCATAGCATTTAAAAAATCATTACCAGAAGAAATCTTTCTAATAACCATTAATTCATCATGAGATATTCCAGTATCAATAAGTTCGCCACCACAATTCCCACCATGTATTTTGGAATCTGGCGAACATGAACCTGCGTATCTTCCACATTTTTTACAAATTTTTAAGACTGTTTCCAAATTCAAATCCTCCAATATTCAATTATATTTTTAATAATACCACTATTTACAATGAATTGGAAGTTCAATGTAAATAATATCTGTTGTTGCTCGCACAGTACACAGAAGAAAATGGCATAGGTTTAGGTGGATTATTTGATAATCTTAAAGTAAATGTGGATTCATATAAAGAAATTATTGATGCATTTAAAAATATTGAATCTTTTGATGATTTTTTAGATTTAGAAACAAACAAATACGATTGGGATAATCTTTCAAAATCAATCGGTATCACAGACACCAGACTCCGCTCCTATCTTGAAACTTTAGATGACGGAAAAGGGCATATTGACAATACTTCCGCTTCTGTTGAGGGTATGTCAGCTTATCTCGAAAAATCTGGAAACGGATTTCAATTTGCAGCAATCAAAGCAACCTTACTAAACACAGCACTCAATGCAGGAATTTTTCTTGCTGTAACCGTTGCGGTACAAGCACTTTACAAGGTGTTTGATAACTATATTCACAGAGTAGAAAGAGCCAGAGAACGTACCGATAAGTTATTTGATGAGTTTAAGCAGATGAATGATACTCTTGCCGATCATAGAAAAACAGTATCAGAATTAGCGGATAGATATGACGAATTATCAAAAGGGGTAAACAAGTCCGATAACAAACCTTTTTCCCTTTCCACAGAAGAGTATGAAGAGTTTCTTGATATTAATGAGCAACTTGCCGACTCATTCCCTGGATTGGTAAAAGGTATTGATGAGAACGGTAATTCCATTCTTTCTCTTGGTGAAAACGGTACTACTGCAAGGGAACAGTTAGAAGGACTATTGCAGACTGAGGAAGACTTAAACAACTTTAGGATTGCACAAGATATTGGAGACGCTTTTGCAGGTGTTTATACCTATGTGGAAGAAGCAAACGAAGCAACAGAGAAGTTAAATGGAACTATCAATGCTTCCAATGAGGCTATGAGTAAGTTACAAGATGTAGCTGAAAATGGTATTACTCTGACAGGTGACAATGGACAGTTCATTTTCGGTGGTAATATGCACAACGAAGCAGAGTTGAACTATATGAACGCTCTTACCGCTTCAGTAAATGAATTTTGGAAAACATTAGATAGTGAAAGACGTGTTGAGTTAGCTGGAATTGGGATTGATAATTCTACATTATTTAGGAATAATCTGAATCCTGATACTGGTGTTTTTGAAATTTATGCGGATACATACAATCTTACAGCCCAAGAAATAACCACATTAGAAAAAATCATTTATGTATATGAGCAAATTTTTATAGAATATATTGTACCATATTTTGTCGAAACATACTACTCATAACATATTTTTATCAATAATAAAGACTACTGAATAGATAATACAATTTTTATTGTGCCATCTATTGAGTAGTCTTACTCTGAAATAAAGTGAAAGGATGTGGTTAAATTGAGATAATTATCGCACATTTTATTCTACAAAGCATTGGATTAAGTCACCAAGATAATATTCCGTGTACAAATAATATCCACCTTTAATCTTTATGACCTCCATTTGAGATTGTTCAAATACTGAACCGTCATCATTTGTAATATTTATTATTACAATTTGATAATCTTCTATTTTTAAGTTTGTTTCGTATTCTTTGTATATAAGAAAATTTTATATCCTGTTATTAATATGATTAAAACAATAGCAATAACAATGAAACCAATACCAATATTTTTCATAAAAGTGTATTTCCTAATATTTCTTATACAATACATTGCATCTTCAATACCTAAATCACGCTTTGCTTGTACCCAAAAAAGCATTTCAGACTTTCCTTTATTGAATAATTGAAGTCCAATTATTCCAATAATAATATTTACTATTATACAAAAAATGAAAATTATTGAATTATTTAGTAAACTTAAAATGTGATTTTGTCTTTTAATTTTATAACCACAATTGGGATAAGTTTTAACCGTATCTGAAATTTCTTTATTACATTCTGGACAATTCATTAAAGCCATAATTTTTACCTCACTTTTAAATAATTCTTATAAGCACAAAACACTAAAATATTTTTATATGTAACTGTTTTTATTAGAATATGTCTAAGTGACTCTCATTTTATCACAAAATACAATAACAGGCAACTCCACATTGCCTAAAGAGTATTCTCCACAAATACTCGAATAGCGTCTCCACAACGCTATTGCAACTTTCCACAAGTTGCAAAATTTATAGTATGATATTCAAGACAATTGACAGTTTTGTTGATATTAATAAATGTTTTGAATAAAGAAAAAGGAACCATTCCCAAAAATGATTCCTTAAAATTACGAATCGAAATTAATCCTCTACATTTTTTAAATTTATAGGTTTATTTACTTCGTCACCATGCACATAGGAAGCCGAAATCCAAATAGTTCTGTGTCCAACGATTTCACCAAATTCATTTTTCACGGCAATTTCTCTTGTATGTGCTCTTCTGGGATGTGGTGATTTTGGAGTTGATTTATTGTTTGGATTATCGTTCCTTCTTTTTTGATATACTATTTTATCCTTATTTAATTTTATTGTATTGCTTATTTCAACTTTTACATCATACTCATTGTTATGTTTAGAAAACTTTTTGTATGTATGAGAACGCTTAATTTTAGGTTCTAAATCGTAGTATTCTATTATGGTTGATAAAAATTTAACAACTAAACACGAAAGATTTGATAATGTGTTGAAATAATTTCTCTTATCATTATTTAAATTATCCACATCAGTCATTGTACGACTAATACTTTCAATAATCGAAATGTTATTTTTTATGTCAAAAAATACAGGCTCTATTGACCAAATTTCGTAACTTGCTTCATATTTTACAAATCCAAGTAATAGTCTTTTTTGTAAATGCATTTCTTCGGCTTGTTTATAATAGGTTACAAAAACACCATAATAATCAGTATTTTTAAAATTGTAATCAATATAAACTCCTGGATATGGAAATTTGTTAAAAATGTTTGGATTTATATATTCATCACTAATGACAGCATTTTGCAAAACATTCATTCTATATACAATTTTACATTTCTGCCAATTATATAATAGCAACAAACGCTCGCTTAATATTTCAAACAAAGTTTCGGTTCGTTGAATGGGAGGAATGTATTCAATGTACTCATTTACTATAACTCTACAATCTTCTACAGAAAATATATGTCTTGGACGTTCATGAAGTAGTTGTTGTTCATATAGAAATAAGTTATCAAATATTCCTGTGAGATCTTCAAAACGTTTAATTATACTTTCTATAATATTATTTGGGTCTATATTCAGTTTCTTCGCCATAGTATATATATTCTCCAATATGTAAAATATGTATATAAACACTTTTTTATAGAATACATTTTACCATATTTTGTCGAAACATACTACCCAGAACATATTTTCATCAATAATTAAGACTACTGTATAAACTGTATTAATTTGTAATGCAATTTATAGAGTAGTTATATACTCTATTTGATTTTAGGAAAGGATGTGGTAAGTAAAAAATTATGGTTTCCATTTGTAACCACACTTAGCACACCTATTAACTGTGCTTCCAGAACCAATAAATCCTGTTAAAAGTGAATATACCCTTTGCCCTGCTGTTATACTGGTTGAGATGCATTTGGGGCAACGCACTTGGTTTTTCTCTTGCTGATTTATAGTTATTTTAATATACTATTGAACAATCTAAATAAACTTTTACCTTATGATCATGTGTCCAAAAATCATGTGAATATGTATATGGAAGAGAAACTCTATGCTTATATTTTTCCAATGGAGTATCCATAATTTCAACAAAATATGGTTTTATATCAATATTATCACAAGACGCATATTCTTTAATAATTTTTATATATAATTCGTACTGTTTTACTTTATCAAGAGTATAATACACTTTTTCATTTCGCTTGTAACTATTCGTTCCACGTTTTCCTGTAGGATTTGATGAGTGGGTACGTTTAATACATTCTTGTAGATATGAACTAAGAAAATCAATTTTTACACATTTTTTTTCATTAACTATTGTATATTTACCAGATTGAGCTATTTTAAGTAGTTCATGTTTTATTGTCGAGTAATCGTTCTCTACAACTTTTTTGATGTTTTCTGATTCTTTGATCCAGTTTTCATTTTCTACTTGCTGTGGTGTTTTTGTATTTTCTTGTAATTGGCGTTGAAAGTCTGATGGTTCTTGATTGTATGAAAGAGATAAAGTGTCATTATTATTTTGATTTACATTATTATTTTTATCAATAACATTATTTTTCTTATTGATAAAATATATAAATCCAACTATTACTATTCCAATAATTAATAACCATGGTACAAATATAATTATCCCTATTACTAATGTAACAAAGAATAAAATAAGGAAAATCTTTTCTGCTAAAAATACATAAGATTCTTCATTAAAAAAAATTCCAATAAAAAATAATATTCCAATAATTAATGCTATTATAGAAACTAGTCCAGTCATAATACAATCACCATTACCACTTAGCCCCACAGTTTTTGCAATGCATAGAATTCCTTACATCAGAGCTGAATAAACCAAACATTGCTCCACCAACTACCTTTTTTGTAGTAGATATTTTTTCTATGTTTGTGCTACCACATGTTGGACATTTAGGTCGGTTACTATTTTGTGTTTTGTTACTCTTCTGTTGTTCTAACTGAGATTTAAACTGAGACATTTTCAAATTGAATTCTATTATGTCTTTCTCTTTGAGGTCGATCATAGCCTGTAGGAAGTTGTTGTCCTCAGAAATATCGCATAACACACAAAAATCATCATATGATAATGATGTTTCTATTAAATTGCCATTACAATTATTTTCTTTGTGGATATTATAAGTTGATGTGTAAACCGCTATATCTCCACATTTGTCACATTTTTTAATTATTTCATTCATGTAGTTTTACCCCTTTTCACTTACTATACCACTATTTATAAATAATTGGAAGTTATTTATACCTAAAAATCTGTTTCGCTTGCACAATATACAGATGGTGGGCTGAAATTAGGTGGGCTATTTGATAATTTTAAAGTTGATATTGATAAATACAAAAATATCATTGAAGAGTTTTCACAATTAAATCTAAGTGATAAAAAATATAAGATAGATGGTAAAGCAAATTGGGACGCAATAGCCGAAGCGATCGAAGGTTGTGACGAAACCGCACTCTCCTACTTTAAAACGCTTGATGATGGAAATGGTACAATTAATAACCAGTCAGCTTCAGTAGAAGGATTGGGAACACATTTAAAAGCAACGGGTCAGTCATTTAACTTCGCAGCAATCAAAGCAACCTTACTAAACACAGCACTCAATGCAGGAATTTTTCTTGCTGTAACCGTTGCGGTACAAGCACTTTACAAGGTGTTTGATAACTATATTCACAGAGTAGAAAGAGCCAGAGAACGTACCGATAAGTTATTTGATGAGTTTAAGCAGATGAATGATACTCTTGCCGATCATAGAAAAACAGTATCAGAATTAGCGGATAGATATGACGAATTATCAAAAGGGGTAAACAAGTCCGATAACAAACCTTTTTCCCTTTCCACAGAAGAGTATGAAGAGTTTCTTGATATTAATGAGCAACTTGCCGACTCATTCCCTGGATTGGTAAAAGGTATTGATGAGAACGGTAATTCCATTCTTTCTCTTGGTGAAAACGGTACTACTGCAAGGGAACAGTTAGAAGGACTATTGCAGACTGAGGAAGACTTAAACAACTTTAGGATTGCACAAGATATTGGAGACGCTTTTGCAGGTGTTTATACCTATGTGGAAGAAGCAAACGAAGCAACAGAGAAGTTAAATGGAACTATCAATGCTTCCAATGAGGCTATGAGTAAGTTACAAGATGTAGCTGAAAATGGTATTACTCTGACAGGTGACAATGGACAGTTCATTTTCGGTGGTAATATGCACAACGAAGCAGAGTTGAACTATATGAACGCTCTTACCGCTTCAGTAAATGAATTTTGGAAAACATTAGATAGTGAAAGACGTGTTGAGTTAGCTGGAATTGGGATTGATAATTCTACATTATTTAGGAATAATCTGAATCCTGATACTGGTGTTTTTGAAATTTATGCGGATACATACAATCTTACAGCCCAAGAAATAACCACATTAGAAAAAATCATTCAAGATAATGTTGATGTTGCAAGCGGCGCGTTACTAGATTCTATCAGTGACCAGTCACAAGAATTACAAAACCAGATTCAGCAAGGTAAAAATGCATGGACAGATTTTATCCCGAGTTTAGTAGCCACCATGAAATCAAAAACAACCTTTACGAAGCTGGATCCTGGCTTACAGGATATTGCCGTCAAGATCGTAGAAGGTCTTGATTATAGTTATGCGTCCGCAATGCAGGAATGGAATCCTACAGACCCATATGCTTATGTCAGAGATAAAATCATTGGGCCTATGAGCGATTCTGTGAGCAAATTAAGTGTTTCTGCCCAAAAAAAGTTGCAATCGGATATTGAAGATTTGTTCAGTATAGATACAACTGACATGCCAGTTGATGATATAGTATCACAAATCAACTCATATATTGATTCTATCGCTACTGCTATCGGTGAAAATCCAGAAAAATTAGAAATAAGACTTGGATTTGACTATGTTGATGACCTCAAAGCGCAGTACCAACATGCAGTAGATTTTGCAAAAGATAAGTTTGACGGTTATGATCCTACTGCTTTCTTCAAGGAACATTCCATCAACACTCAGGAAGAAATTGATGCATGGCAGAAAATTGCACAAGCAGCTAGGGATGCTGCAGAAGCTGAAAGGAAATACTTAAATCAGAACACTGGTAATTCTTCCTCTCCTTCCTTCACCGCCTTCACAGAAGAGCAATCCAAATCCATAGATGACTTCCAGTCAAAAGTCAAAACATTAGGCGATACCCTCTCTTCTCTCCAGTCCGGAGACACAGTAGGACTTACTGACTTAATCCAAGAGTTTCCAGAATTAGCGGGCCAGACAGATAATTTGGAACAGGCAATTCAGCAGCTTATTTACAATTCATTACAAAAATTATATGACACACTTGGACAAGGATTGCCGACAAATATCAAAGATGATCTGCAATCTATTGCTGATGAGGCAAGTGGAGCAATTCCAGCTTTAAATACTGCGTTCTCTGCTATCCAGGATTCTTATAAAGCATTGGATGAGTTTAAAAATGCAATGAATTCAAATGGGCTAACTGATTCTATTCTATCTTCTGTTGGCTCATTAAGTGGTGCTTTAAATGATATGGTTGCTGGTTTTTACGCTGGTATAGTAAGTGCTGACGAACTATATCAAGCATTGACGCAACATTATCAAATAGACCTTCAAAACTATGGTAATGCATTAATCATCAAGAATCAGTACAATGAAGAATTTGCCAATGCTGTTGGTATGAATAGTGCAGAACTTACTAATTCTTTGATGAATGATTATGGCGTTGATTTAACCAACTGCAAAACTTATAATGCTAAAAAATTGGAAATCGAACGCCAGACTTTGCAAACCTTGGGTAATTGGTGGAGTAAATACTATAATGCACAGACCCAAACGTTCACTGCGGACATGGAACAGCTTGCTTCTCAAGTTGAAACAGTCCCAGGGGCAGCCGAATTATATTACCGTATTAAAGGGCAGGCCAATAGATACGAAGGTGCTTTAAAAGAATTAAACTCAATCACATATGAAGGCATTGGAGCTACTTTTAATGGTATAAGTAGTAAATTCAGTAATCAAAATTCTTCTTCCTCATCTGGTTCTGGTTCAAAATCAGCAAAAGAAGCCACCAATGAAACCATTGACTGGATTGGGAAAAAAATTGAATTCGTTGATAAAAAGATTGAGACTTTAAAAAAGAAATCCGAAGATATTATTGGTTGGCATGTAAAAAATCAACTGCAAGACACCGTCTATGATCAACTTGAAAGCAAAATTACTCTTCTGACCAATGCACATGAACGTTACATGGAAGAAGCAAATAAAATCGGTCTATCTGATGAATACAAACAGCTTATTGAGAGCGGTAAAATTGACATTGAAGTAATCAGCGACGAGACTTTAAAGAAACAAATTTCTGATTATGAAAAGTGGTATACAGAAGCGCAAAACGTCAAAGAAGAGCTGGATAATGTAAAATCTGAACAGGCCGAAATCGCCGGAATCAAACTGGATAATATTACCGATGATTATGACAGAATCGTTGAGAAATTACAGGACACTTCTGAAAGTGCTATTGGCTGGCAAAATCAGAACGCTCTCCAAGATAAAGCTTTAGGAAGTCTCCGTGAACAACTTGCATTGGTCAACAATGAATATCAAAAGCAGATTCAGCTTATGGATCAAGTCGCTTTATCTGATGTTTACAAGGAAATGATTAAGAATGGTACACTTGATCTAAATTTAATTACAGATGATAATATCATGAATCTTGTATTACAGTATTCACAATTATTAAAAAATGCTCGTGATTGTGAAGATGCAATTAAAGATACAAATGATAAGATTCGTGAGGCTGAAGAACTTAAACTTGATAATATTATCAATGACTATGAGACAGTTGTTTCTTTACTGGAAAAATATACAAATTATCGTCAAAAACTCATTGATCTCCAACAGAAACAAGGCGTATATATTCCGGAACAAACGGATTATCAAGATCTTATTAATGACCAGATAGGTATTTATCATGAATTAGAGAAAGAATATAAAACTCTGAAAAATGCCCTTAGTGATTCAGATATTGAAAAAGGATCTGAGAAATGGAATGAAATGCGGGAACAGCTCGTTAAAATCAAAACGGATATGTTGGACTGTGCAGATGCCGTTGAGGATTTCAAAGATGAAATTATCTCCATGCGCTTCAAACCCTTTGACGATCTGATTGCTAAACTGGAAGCATTTGAATCTGAAACATCCGATATACTTACTCTTTTGGGAAGTGACGGACTAACCAAAGATGGAATGCTGACAGATAAAGGATTGTCTGTTGTCGGACTTTACGGCCAGCAGTATATCACTGCAAAGAAGCAGGCTGCGGAATATTCAAATGCGATTATGGCTTTAGAAGCTTCTCTTGCGAATGGTGATATCACGCAGGATGAGTACAATGATAAAATCTATGAGTATCAGTCAGCACAGAGACAGGCGGCTCTCGCAACGAAAGATGCCATGGATGCCATGATTGACCTCCGTGAACAAGCGATTGAGGAAGAAATTGACGCCATGAATGAGTTAATTGATGCCAAAAAGAAAGCTTTGGAAGCCGAAGAAGAATTGTATGAGTACCAAAAAAAGATTAGCGGATATAACAATACTATTTCAACCCTTGAGAAGCAAATTTCTGTGTTGTCTCTTGCTACTGACAATGCGAGTAAAGCAAAAAGATTGCAACTAGAAGAAGAATTAGCTGAAGCTCGACAGGAATTGGCTGATTATCAGCACGATTATGCGGTAGATGCTCAGAAAGATGCTCTTGACGAACAGGCTGATGCTTATGAGACTGCGAAAAAGCAGGAAATTGATGAGTTGCGGACTAACTTAAATAAACAGCAAACTTTACTTGAGAATTACTTAGGACAGGTCAAGGACAATTACTCCACAGTATATTCTACTCTTACTGAGTATTCCGATGCGTATAATATGGAAGTAACCGAAGATCTGCTTAACCCCTTCTCTTCCGCTACTGAGGCTTCCCTGTCATTTTCACAGGCGTTTGCCGATATGGTTTCTGAGATTAATTACAATCTGGAACAAATCGACTGGAGTACATTTGAGAATCTGGCAAGTATCAATGATGTCGTAAATGATATAAACAACCTCAGTAATGGTTCTTCTGCCTCTTTCCAGAGTGCAGGCGGCGGCGAATGGCATAAGAACAATACCGGTTGGTGGTATGGGAAATCTGAAGATGATTATGTTTCTGATGGTATTTATACTATCAACGGCAAACAGTACGGATTCAATAAAGACGGCTACATGAAAACTGACTGGCACAAGATAGACGGTGACTGGTATTATTTTGAACCAGAAAACGGTCAGATGGTGAAATCAACGTGGCGGCAAAGTAAGAACGGTGATTGGTATTATCTGCAAAACGATGGAACTATGGCCACAGATGCGGCTGTCAAAGCTAAAAGCGGTGGCGGTTACTATTATGTTGACGATAGTGGCGCATGGGATGGAATCACTCTCACAAAAGATGAAATTGACGAACTTGGTTACAGAATTGCATATAAGAAAGGAACGCAAAACGCCATGAGAGGCCGCGCCTTAATGGACGAAGAAGGAATTGGTTCTGAACTTATTGTAACAAAACAAGGTATCTTAAAACAGTTTGAAGGTGGAGAACATGTTTTTGACAAGGCAAGTACAGACACTCTTTGGAAACTTGCACAGGTAGCACAAGCCTCTCCATCTAAAACATATATTTCTGATATTGTAAAAAATGCGCCTATGAAAGGAAACAAGTCCATTGTAATCAATTCCCCACTAATGCAAATTGATGGCACTGGGCTATCCCAATCTGAGATAGTTTCTATAATTAATAATGAAGTTAAGAGACTTCCAGATCGACTGGCAGATACAATACGGAGAAGTATAATGTAATTTAGGAAGGGTACTCTGAAATATGAGTATTCTTCCATTTTAAATCTTATCTTTTAAACTAGATTAGTGATTTTTGGAATATATCATAATAAAGATGTAAATACAGCAATAAATATTCTCAATGAAAGTTTGAGAATGAGAATAACAGGAACTGTTGGAATAGCCTAGATAAACTTATACAGTTTTGTATATTAACTAAGAAACCAACAAGTTTTAGCTTGTGGGTAGTTCATTGTAAAAAATATGAAAGTTGGTGATGGAAGATATTTGAACGATTTGTATACGATAATGTAGCATGTAACGAGTATGGAATTGGATGTGTATCATTTGAGCAGACGATGCCTTCTACTATGTCTGCTCAAGAAACTACATTAAATACTGAAAAATCTGTATTAGGAGATATATTCCATATTATCTCTCAAGACTATTCAGCACCTTTGAGTTATACCATGCAGATTGTAAATAGGGACTTCTCTCCTATCACTCAATATCAGGAGCGAGCATTAAAAAAATGGCTGTGTCAAAAAGGCAAATATAAACTGTTTAATATTTTTGACAAAAGATATGTAGATATTTGGTTTTATGCCAACATTAGTAATCCTAAAACAATCTTTATTGGAGACGTTTATGGCATGGAATTTACTATAACAATGAATGCACCATATGGGTTTTCTGATATCAGGGATAACGTTTATACACTAGCAATGGATGAATCACTTACTCTTTATGTGGACAATGATGAAGAATTACCTATCTATCCAGATATAATTGTAACACCGATTCAGTCTGGTATATTAACGTTGACAAACATTTCTGATAAAGAAACCACATCTCATCCATTTAAAATAAATAATGTTAAAGCCAATGAAACCATAACAATTAATGGTGCATATCCAATCATTTCATCTTCTGATCCATCGCATAATGTAAATATTTATGACGATGTAAACAAGGATTGGCTCTATTTAATTGACGGATATAACACAATTAAAAGTAATCTTCCATGTGAGATTCGATTAATTTATAGAGAATATAGAAGAATCGGGGTAGCTTAGTGAATAAGATATTCAATTATAATTATTATAAAAATTTAAAACGTCCCATTACCTATATTGGAACTCCCCGTAAACATATTATAGGTACGATTATATCACATGAATTACAGACAGATTTTTGTGGAAACGCTATGAATGAGGGGACATTCAAAGTAAATAGATATGAAGATAGCGAACCATCTCCTTTTTATAGTTGGATAACAGTTGGCATGTATGTACTATTACATGGTATCGACTGGTTCGTAATTTCAGAAGTTAAAATTATTAATGAGGGACTTAATGAATATAAAGAGGTAGTCTATAAATCATTAGAGCATGAACTAGCTCATAAATATATTACCTCACTTGGTTCATTAGGTACAAGTTCTGATGAACAGGGTGGATTAGACATGTATTGTCTTTATAGTGTAGTAGATGTTGAACATTCAATTCTTCATCAGGTCATAAAGAAAAATCCTGATTGGTGGATAAAATATATTGATCCTTCCATTACTTCTGAATATCGGAGTTTTCAAGTTGATAGTATAGATACCTACACATTTTTAACGGATAATGTTTCATCTGCTTTTGATTGTATATTTCTTTTTGATTCCTCAGATAAAAGTATAAGTGCTTATACTTTGGAACATTTAGGGCATGATACTGGAATTACATTGAGTTATCGTAATTTCATAAAGTCCATAAATCAAAAATCTGATGACTCAGAAATTAAAACGGTATTAACGGTAGTTGGAGGTAATGATGTACGAACGAATACTCCTCTTGGCATTGCAGAAGTAAATATTTCTGGAACAAACCAGTTATTCGATTTTTCATATTACCTCAAATTCATGAGCGAAAAATTACAAAACGGGCTTTCTGGATATGAAAAGAAATGTAAGCAAAATGAATCTGCATATCAACAAAAACTTATACAACTAGGGGATTTATATATTTCTTTAAATGACTTAAAAAGTAAAGCTCCATCCTCAGCAGGTAGCATGGATTGGACACAGTATGGTCTATCTGAGTTGCAAACACAGGAAAAAATATATAAAGCTAATATGTCTTTGTATACAAACCAAGATGATTCTGCTCTTTTTACCCAAAACTCAAAAATTCACCAAGCGATTGAGGCTGAGATTTCGAAAAGGAAAACACAGATTATTAATAAAGAAGCTGAGATACTCACTTGTCAGAAACAAGTTCAATCTCTTGTTGTGAGTCTTGAAGACTATTTAGGTGAAACGCTTTATAAAGAGTTGAGCGCTTACATTAAGGAGGATACTCTAACTGACGATTCATTCATCGTTACAAGTATCATGACAGATGATGAAATTCTTGAAATGCAAAAATCATTAATGAATCATGCAAAAAAAGAGTTAGCAAAGGTTTGTTATCCTAAATTTGATTCAGAAATTGATCTAATAAACTTCACAGTAAACTATGATTACAAGATTTTCACAGATAGTCTGGAAATGTTTAATATTTTACATATCAGATTAGAAGATCATGATATCATTTTAAATGCAAGATTACTTAAAATGCATGTAAATTGGGATGATCCGTCAGATTTTAAAGTGACCTTTAGTAATCGTGATTCCTTAACAGAACCTTGGGGATTCTTTGAAGAAATAAAAAATCAAGCACAAAGCACAGCTTCTCAGATTGGGTTTGCCTCTGGTGCATGGCGTGATGCGGCCCAATCTTCTATTGCATTTCAAGAATATCAAAATTCTGTTTTTGATGCTTCACTTAAACAATTACAAAGTTCTAGTAACCAAGAATGGGTTCTTGATGAAACTGGGTTAATGTTAAAAAAATGGCTGCCAGACGAAGGCAGATATGATCCAATTCAACTCTGGGCAACGTCAAATGTAATTTGTTTTACCACAACAGGATGGGATTCTGTATCATTGGCTCTTGGACATGTCAAGATGGGGAATGACTACTTCTATGGATTGGCAGCCCAATCAGTTGTCGGGAAACTTTTGATGGGAAATCAATTATATATTACAAATAGTAGCGGAACCTATACGGTTGATGATAAAGGATTAACGGCTAAAAATGGCTCTTATCAGGTCAAAATCAATCCTAATACCCCATCTGATATTTTCTCTATATCTATTGATAATAAAAAACTTCTTTATGTGGATGCCAATAATAAAAAATTAAAATTTGAGGGAGACATAGAATCTACATCTGGACATATCGCAAATTACGTTATCTCTGGCAACTCTCTCACTTCTGGAAATGTTGGAATGTCTTCAGACAAAGCAGTTGGAGCAAAAGCATTTTGGGCAGGGAGTGCAACTTCTTCCAATGCCACATTTTGGGTAGACAATACTGGAAAATTGTCTTGCTCCAATGTCTACATTACTGGTGGTTATTTAAAAGTAGGATCAAAATTTGAAGTAACATCAGATGGAATTTTAACTGCTAAAAATGGTAAGTTCTCTGGAGATATTACGGCATCAAGTATATCTGGTGGTACTATTAAAGGTACAACTATCACTGGCGGTTCTTTAAATATTAACAATAATTTTATAGTCGACGCCAATGGTAATATGAATGCTAAAAATGGTAAGTTCTCTGGCAATATATCAGGTTCTACTATTACTGGCGGTACAATGACTGGAACCGTTATTCGAGCAGGTAAAAACTGGGATGTTAGCAATGATACTAGCTATATGTTATATGCTACTTCTGATGAATTACATTTAGGAAATTTTAAAATTGAAGAATATAATGGGCGTTATATTTTTGAAAGTGAAGATGAATGGACAGGAATTAGTCCAGAACTTGAGGATAAGTCTGGAACAGTATCATTATGGGCTAATTATTATCCTGATGGAAATTCATATGGAGAAGAATATGATTTTGTTGTTTCTCAAAGTGGGAACGTTAGAGTAAAGAATTTAATTGTATATGGAGTAGCTGATATTCCAGAAATATCATTGGAAAAGACAACTCATTGGAAAAATTACACTTTGAGTGAAGTATTAGATTATATCTGGTCTGATTCTGAATATGGGTTAAGATATTTGGGACATGAAGTTCGTTCGCTTCAAAAACAGGTAGACGATTTATATGATTCAATTCAATAAAAACATTAAGGGGAAAATATGATAAATTTTACATTTAATGAAGTGTTCAATATGTATAATGTTTTAACAAATATAAAGAGTAATTCGTTTAAAGTCAATTATTGGATTTCTAGGAATCTGAAATTATTTAAGGATACTTATATTTTTATACTTAATGAAAGAAATAAGATATATAGTGAATTCCTAGTTGCTGATAATAAGGGGTTATATTTTGATATGGTTGGAGAGGATATATATAAACCTCATTATAAAGACGAAAACCCTGAATACATTAAAAAATTTGCAGATAAAATGGAAGATTTATTTGGCACAGATTGTCAATTTGATCCATATTTAATTCACCCCTCTGTTTTAATGGAATTAGATTTATCAATTTCTCTGGATCAATTAATGACTATTGATAAATTGTTTGAATGAATATTAGATTAATCAAACAAGCGATCTTAAGTTTATATTGATGTAGATAAAAATTACAACTGAAAATTAACATCTATCTTGTGTAGTCTCGGAGACGAAAAAGCCAGTAAGATAAAGGTTTAAGACTTTCCGAGACTATACATCTTTTAAGGGAGGTGAAACTTGTGGCAACCGTATGTGAAGATTTTCGTATAGATGTTTCTCATGAACAGTCATTTAAGTATTTACAAGCAGTACAATACGATCACAATTCACGAAAACGGAGATTAATCATTACTGATTCAAATGTCCCTATCAGTTTTAAAGGAACTGAATATATTGTTTTTTCGATGAACAAAGATGGGAAAAACTACTCAAATACATCTTGTCAGTTTGAGAATGGATATCCATATATAACATTCACTGAATCTATGCTATCTGAGTACGGAGATATAAATTGCGGTATTAAGGTATTCGATCATAATGGTGGAGAAATAATTTCTACTTTTAATTTTAAAATGACAATCTCAAAAAGTCTGATGAATTATGACCGACTTGTAGAATCTAGTGAATTTAATGTGCTAAACGATTTAATTTTACAAGCCCTACATATCTCAGAATTACTTAAAGATTATGAATCAAACAAAACCATTATTGACCAATACATAATCCAAATCAACAAGGATATTCAAAATTACCGTTCTGGCTATACTTCTCTTTCTAATGATGCACAAAAACTTATTAATGATGTAGAAACATTCCTTAATACTTCTCAAACAGCAGAAACAAGTCGCGTAACCGCAGAAAATGCCCGTGTTGAAGCCGAAAATAAACGGCAAGAGAATGTAACAAATAAAATAAATGATATTGAAAACAGGACTGCTGCTGCTATTTCTGATATAGAAAACAGAACTCAAGCGGTAATTAAGGATACGAATAATGCCAGGGACGAAGCTATTGCGTCTGCAAACGACACAAGACAGGCAATTTCAGAAGCGCAAGATGCAACTGATAACGCATATGAAAGCGCAACAAGTGCTGCCATAGCGCGAGATCAATGTTTGGCAGCAATTGAAAATTTGCACTGGGAAATTGTATCTCTTGATGGAGGATATGCAAATTCCAGTGAGGAAACATACGAAAACGAATATGATGGCGGCAATGCATAGCCGTCTTTTTTATTTGTAAAAAAATCAAAAAGAAAGGATATAATTAATTATGGCATTTAGCAAAATTAGACCTCGTGGTGACACAAAATCCAAATGGGAAGCAGCCAATCCAGTTCTACTGGAACGTGAAATCGGCGTTGAATGGGAAAATACCATTGGCGTTGGTGAGGTCAATATTAAATTTGGTGATGGCGTAAAACACTGGAATGAACTGGATTATGCAGTCGTTTCTGATATTAAAAAGAAAATTATTTCTAGCTTTGCAGAAGTTACTGCCGAAAATCCAGCTTTAGAAGAAGGATCAACCCTAGATCTACTTTGGGCTGTTACAAAAAAGAAATTTGAATATTTGAATATACAAATCAATGGTATAAAAACTATGATTGGCGCATTTTCTAATATCACCGTAGAATCTGGTGGTGTAGATCAGGCTGCGGCAGATATTACTAACGCTATCCAATTATTGAATTCGGGAAAATTATCTACCGCTGATATTTATAATGGACTTGATAGTACTAACGCTTTATTGGCATTGTCCGCCCTACAAGGACATGACCTTAATAGCAAAATAGAAAAGCTAAATGGCGATTTGCCTAACTACTATGCGCTACAAGGTGGTATAGCAATCCCATCTGGCGCAGATTTGAAATCTGATACCTATAGAAAACCAGGGAATTATTATTGCCCAACTAATGATATAGCTTCAACTTTGATTAATTCTCCGGCTTCCAATGCATTCATATTAAAAGTTGAAAGAGCTACCGGAAATTCATATCCAAGGCAGATTTTTGCTGAATATAATACAGGGAAAATTATATCAAGAGTTTATAATCAGTCGCAGGGGACTTGGTTTAATAATGTATCTTATGTTATGAATAGTGATCTTGCGGCGGTTGTCATGACAAAAACCAGAACAGAAAACCCGCATGTTTCAGAGACGTCATTTAATCGAATCAATGCATTTAAAATTGGCCCCAATTTGATTCTTGTTAGCTTTAATTTGACTATTGACGGTGCTCCCCTTGAGGGCAATAGAACCTTTGTGGAAATCGGGAGAATAAATGGTATTTCGCGCGTTTACAATAGTGCTTTTTTTGATATCCCCGCCCAAAATGGCTCCGGAACCGTTTTAATGGATTTTGCAGGGGCGGGCGTAATGAGAATTTATAATGAAATATCTCAAAATCCAGCAACCGGATGGGTGCGAACTACGTTTGTTGCGCTTGTTGATTTTGATTAGGCTGTCTCAACAGTAATTTTTTTCCACCCATTCCAAATTCCCTCGGTTCGGAAATTAATGTATGCATTTTTGTCAAGGGAAAAAGCAAGTACAGTGGCAGATGGTTCGTCCATTACGATGGCATAAAACGTTCCATATCGGGACGTTCCGGGAACATTAGTGGTTTTGTTGGTATAGATTCCGCCATAGAATCCCTGTCTTTTTGAATCAATAAAATCTAAAAAATTTCCTTCTGGAACCAAAAATAAATCGTTTCCATTAGCACAATATGTCCATCCGGCCCATCCTGCGGTATTAACATAGGAATTAACCCACATGGTAGATTTATACGGCGAAAATGCTTTAACCGTTATAGTATTTGCACTTCGCTTATTGATTTCCCATGTGCCGTATTTTAGGTTGATGTCCGGAAGTGTACCCGTATAATCAGAACCGGTAAATGCGCCAGAAGAAAACCCGATCTTGCAGTTATCCGAAAGTGCGTATGCAAGAATATCCGATGACAAAGAATGGTTTAAATCGCCATTTACTCACTATGTTAGAACTAAATATTGGGAACCGCTGTCCGTGATACAAAGACATGAGGAATCGGAGAATTCTCAAAAATATAGTGTTAATTCTCTCATTTGAGTTTTCATTTATTTTTATATTTTTGGTAAAGGACACGACTAATAGACCGTCTATATGGCGGTCTATTTAACAAATCTTATAATTTTAAAGAAGTGATTGCATTTTGTGACCCTCATCGGACACAATTCCGTTTTGCGGCGGCCGTCTTGTGGAGCAAAACCATTGCAATATGCAGTGATATAAGATGAGATAAGCCTGTTACAATATATTATATAATGTTAGCAAAATTCAATTAAATTTAGGACACGAATTTATCATTCGCTTGTCTTACCGTTTCTCTCGCAATGGAACAATAACAGTCCTTCGTGGTGCTAATATTTTTATGTCCGAGTTTCTCGGCTACTAATTCAATCGGTGCGCCCTTATTTATCATGTCAGTTCCTACTGTTCGTCTAAAAACATGAGGCGTTAATTTTAGTCCCTTTGTAGCATCATTTCGGTTCTTAATTTTCCCCAGTAATGTTCGAATAGATCCAGATGTGACTCGATTATACGGTTTTCTTTCGCTCACAAACAACGCTGGATTATCATCGGTTCGTTCTTTTAAATACCTAATAAGATGAACTTTAGTTTGAGCATTAAAATATATTTCACGCTCTTTTCTGCCTTTGCCATACACAATAGCAGATTTTTTTGTAAAACTAATATCTGTAATATTTAAAGAACATAATTCCGAAATCCTGACCCCACTACTGTATAAAAAATCACAAATAGCGAGTTCTCGTTCGTTTTTACACTGGCATCGGATTTCTTCTCTTTCTTCTGGTTGAAGGGTTAAACCAATTCGATGTTCTACTTTGGTTTCCTTCAATTTTTTAGCAGGATTGTTTGGGAGTAAATCTTCTTCGTATAACCACGAAAAAAATCCACGCATTTCTACCAATTTAGTATTATATGTGCGATCTTTCCACTTTCTTACTATTTTTCCATACCCTAACCAATTCCTTAAATCATGGTATGTAATTTCTGTAACAGGTTTATCTGTAAAAATAAGCATATTTTTAATATCGTTCCTATAAGCATTAATGCTTTTTTCAGTGCAACCATTTAATTTCATATTGAGTAAATAATCTTGGACATACTGCTCTGTACAATCTATATCAACGGACAAAGCCGTACACTCTTCACTAATATTATATTTGGATAAGGTCATATATAAGATTTGCTTTAAATCAGATAAGGTAAACTGTTCACCAAGATTTGCTGTTATACTGTCCATAATAGTTCTTATAACATTATCAATATTAACGGTTTTCATCATATTCTATCATCCTTTCAATTTCTAAAAAATGGGTTTGCAAAGTGGCAAGCCCCGTGATAGAATATGACTATCATGTGGTTCACCGCATGTGCCGTAGAGAAGGTAAGAAAAGTTTGCGAGACAGGACTTATCTTCTCTATTTTTATGCCCTTTTAATCGAACATATGTTCTATTTTCTAAGCGCATTATAGCACACACTTAATCTTTGCGTCAATATCTTTCTTCTTTTTTCGAAAGAAAAGATTGACGTTTATTTTTTTTAAAGGAGATTTAACATGAAAGAAATCAAATATCAGATGAATTTAACTTTAGTTGACAATACTGTTCTTAAGGCTTTTGATTCCAATGAAACTGGGGGAGTTCTCACTTTAAAGTTCCTGTCCTCCGATATTACAAAAGCTAAATTGGTAAAGATTTTCAATACATCCCAAAAAGATAATTTCAAAATTATCTATAAGACTACTCCAAATGGTAGGTTTGTAACTACTTTTAAAGATTATATCAAGGTAGTGAGTATCACTGAGGCCGTTGAAAATATTCCTTTAGAGGTAGATAAAGAGATTGCAACATCTGTCATTGAAACCGCCGAAGACGGAACTGAAACATCCACACCTTCTACTACTATTGTGACAGAAACTATTGATACATCTACTAATATTGTAATTGTATCTCTTGGTTATGTTTCTCTAGCAGAACAGAAAATGGATGAACTCGAAGCCATTGTACGCCCAACCGTAGATGTTAATACTTGTACTCTTGAAGAGTTACAGGATTATATGCAGGCACAGAACAAGACAGCTCTGGCAAAATATCTTGAAAGAAATCCATTAGAATGGACTGATGGAGAATATTATGGTGTAACTCAAGAAGATCAGATTGAAATGCTGACTGATTTGAATGCTTATAATCTTAAGATTCAGTCCGACCCAGATTGGAAGTTAGAATGGCATAATATCAAGAAGGCTTGCCGTGAATTTACTGTTGAAGAATTTGGGCAGTTACTTACTGCTATCATTGATTATGTTTACCCACTCAGACGCAAACAGGAATCCTTCAAGCAGGCAATCTATGATGCTACAAGTAAGGATGCGGTTCTTGCCATCAACATCAATTATGCTGAATAAGAACACTAAAAAATAATGCAAAATATGCACCATCTCACAAAAATGTAAGGTGGTGCATAATGGTGAAATCGTGGTGGTTTATGTAGAAGATAGCAAAGAAGAAGGTGTAACCGTCAAGAAATTTTATAAAGAAAATGGTTTCTACCGTTTACAGCCTGAAAACGATACTATGGAGCCAATTATAGCTAATAATGTAACTATTGTCGAGAAAGTACAGGCTTTGATGAGAACAATTGCTTAAAAAAGGGAAGATGCTTATATGCCAATTACAAAAAATAATCTATATGAAGTTTGTTTTTAAAACCAGGATGCCAAATTATTAATCGAAGATGTTGTAACACATACAAGTGTCACTCTCTATTATTATCACAATATAGAGATTACCGTAAAGATGGCACTTGATATATGGTATTGAGCAATGCAAACTGACGAAGAGAAACTTGAGGGCTACACAATCTTGTTCATGGATTTTTTAAACAAAAGAAAAATTTTACAGTTGTTATGCTCATAATATAGCCGTGTAAGCCGCCAGAATGCGCGTGTCCTCATTTTCATGTAAGGAATGATAAAATAATAGAAGGTGTTATGAATGGCTTTTAATGCGTCTTATAACGAGTTTAAAAAAGGTGATATTAGAGGGATAAGAAGAAATATAGCGTGTCTGTCTTGGTTTTCGTACAAAAATGAACCGAATCCAATTTCCTTCAAATTTAAGGGAGATGATGATGAAATTATATCAGTAAAAAACATATATGTACTCTCTACGGAAGATAAGAATTACTCCAGCATATTCTTTAGAGAATATACCGCTTGATTAGTGCACCCCTTCCGGGAATCCGGTGCGATTCTTCAGGAAGGGAGTGCTTTCGATTATAAGGAGGTCATTGATAACTTAGTACTGTTCGTCATTAATATCTTTTGCAAGCTTCACCATGGAATCAATAAATCCCTTAAAGGACATCGAGTCGCCACCATCATAATAGAGCCGGACGTACTCCTGGTACGCCAGGCTGTCATAGTATGGCATATCCAGATTTGAAAGGATATCTATGGTACTGATCCACTCTCTTGCCGGATCATATACCTTGCCCAGTTCATTCCAGCCGTCCGGCTCGAATTGGGTACAGAAGATGATGGAACCGCGCCCTGTCCTCGGCTCAATGACCTCCAGCAGATCGTTGGCCTGCTCTCATTCGTGAGCAGTGTAAGAAGGAACTCATCAATAATCAGCAAACTTACCTTCTGATAAGCTTTAATCAATTTCAGGTATATGCCTTCTCCACGGGCTAAAGCAAGTTCGTTCAGGAGAACTGGGATCCGCACATATCTGACAGTCAGGTAATTCCTGCATGCCGCCACGCCAAGCGCATTGGACAGATATGTTTTTCCGCTGCCGGACGCTCCCATGATAATGAAATAATATGGCGATTTACAGGACTATAACAATTTTTACATTGAGGATAACACAGAAAATGGATGGGACGTATTTATTTCAAAATACCAATCATTGCCATTAATGCGGGCATTTTCGTTTACCATCCGTCGCAAATATTCTTCTTCAGATATTACACATGGTGGCTTTGGGTACAAAGTAAACAATGCCTATGGGAATTTTATATTGCAGGAAGCGGGCTCCCCAGCATTATATAAAATATCCGGAGGGAATGTAACTCTTGTTGGGAAGATAGTTACTGAACCCGATTTGATTAATAATTCCAAAAAGCATCTCCCCCATATTGGAAAATTCGCATCCATATCTGAATTAGAGGCAGCATTAACTTCCCTGTTCAATTCCATGGAAATAGGGGACATGAATATTTTCCGCTTTGGCACATCTGTGGATTTCCCCCCAATAAATGGCGGTAGTCCATGCGGATATATATACAAAGCCCTTGGCACTTATGGAGTATTTCAAATTACAAAATATAGCTCCAAAGGTGTACAAATAACAACTGGCAGTTTTATGGACGGTGCGTTAAAATGGGGCGAAGTAACGGTTAATGCTATCAATCCGCAATGACCAGAATACCTATCGTCGATTAATTTCGGGAAAAGTATGTACATCCTATGTTTATATACCTTATGTCATTTTTATTTGTTCCAGTAGAAAGCACAACACTTCCATCAGTTAAAGGCCTGACCGCAATTGGGTAATTTGAGGCGTCAATCCATTGAGGATTACTTCTTCCATGGGATTCAAATGTCATGTTGACATATGGCCTGTATTCACCAGGAATCCCGCCAACAGGAATTATATAATCCATTCCAGATAGATTTTTTGTGTAACCAGAAATCGACAGCATAATAATTCTTCCATATTTATAAATACTTGCATACAGATTTCCAGGATCGGCATCAAAAAAATTCATGTCTAGTTTATTAATTAGGTCGACATAAGAGACGGATAAATCGGAACTTCGGACATAGGAGACAATATCTGTCCATGAATTATCATACGGATTGAATGTGCGAGTAACAATTTTCTGCGAAGAATGTTCTCTAAATGTTTGTCTGGGATATCCATTTCCACTTGCCAACTCTACCTTTAAAGTAAACGCTTGATATGCAGGGCAATTAATTAATGTATTTGTAACGGCATTAGTATTGCAGTAATAATTCCCCGGCACTTTATAAGCGTCTGATTTCAGATCGGCCCCTGCGGGAATCAGCGTACCGCCCTGTAGTAGATAAGCAGTCTGTAAATCGCCATTTAGTCAACTAGATCTACTTTTACATGTACTAACATCATACGTGCAAGATACTCTCCTTTCTTACGTTTTTAATCGAACATATATCTGATTACCTTTTTGATTGCTATATATTAGGCTCTTTTCTTGTTTTAAGTTACTACACCATTTTTAAAGATTTTACTACACCATTTACTACACCATTATGGTATAAAATAGCATAGATTTACATGGAAATACATCGTTTTTCAAAAACCACAAACACGCATAAAACCTAGCATTTTCAAGCTTTTAACACCATTTGTACGGAGTCACCTGATATACATAAAAAGTTTATTAATTATAACACAAAATGCCTCGAAACCATTGATTTTACTGCATTTTATTTCGGGTTTTACACCATTACTACACCATCACTACACCATTTAAGCCATCTTGCGCCTGATATCCACAATCTTACTTTTACTTTCCGGTACAATTTTTTCAATGTCCATCATGGATTTTTCATTCGTGACATGCGTGTACAAATCCATTGTCATCTTGAGGCTTGCGTGTCCGAGGTAACTCTGTACCACTTTTGCATCCACCCCATTTTCAAAACACCTTGTAGCAAATGTGTGGCGAAATGCATGACCACTGAACACCTCAAATTGGTCATCAAATGGTTTCATAAGGTTTATCTGTCTTATAACCGCCTTTATCGCGTCTGAGTATATGACAGAGTTAAGCGGCGTGTTAAACTTTGTCACAAACAGATATTCATTTTGTTGCTTTGGTCTTTTTTGGGAAACGACTCTCTTTAATTCTATCTGCCTTTGCAAATATTCCCTACAAACACTGTTGATCGGGACTTTCCTGTAACTCTGTTTTGTTTTCGGCGGTTCGACATGGAACTCTTTCCTCTCATCTGTCAGATATTTCTGGTAGACAAGAGTTTTATTCACGTCAATAAACCCGTAATCAAAGTCAATATCGCCTAACTGCAAAGCAAAAAGTTCTCCAGGGCGCAGTCCTGTATTTACAGCTACATTGAAAAGATTGTCATAAAACGTGTTCTGGCAGTATTCGAAAAATGTATTCTGTTCATCCAACGTCAAAGATTTTGCCTTAATTTCTTTATCTGCCCTTAATTTAATGCCACTCACAGGATTATTTATAATAAGATTGTCCTCGACCGCCCTCTGGAGCATATCTTTGAGAATGATCTTGATCTTACTTTGCCGCTCATAAGCATAATTATTATCGCTTGCCCTGTCAATAAGCATCTGGATATCTGATTTCATCAAAGAATTGATGCGCCTTTCACCTATATAAGGTGATATATTTTTATTATATATGTGGGTATACTCCCTCTTGGTATTAGGTCTTATACTCTTTTCTTTATAAATCTCCATCCATCTGGCAAACCATTTATCAAGTGTGATTTCCTCTTTTATACTTGAAAGATTCTCATTACTAGAAATAGCTTTTGCAAGCTGCTTTCGCAACTCCCTTAAATTTTTATTGTAAATTGTTTTTCTTTTCCCCCATCTGTCGGAATATCTTGCTTGATATACCTTATCTTTCCGTTGACTTATGCCAACACCTAACTCCTTTCCTTTTAAATCTTTACCCATCGAAAAATCTCCTTTCTTTTATACCTTAAAAAGAAAAGAGCCTTTATACAGTATTTATATGATACCACATAAAAGCTCACAAGTCCACATTACAACTCAATTACTCTTTCAAGGTATTTTTCAAATTCCTTGCGTTTAATAAGTTTCTTTCTCCCTATATATAAGACAAACGTACAATTTGACTGTTTTATCATTTCATTGATACGATTTATTCCAATGTTACTATAAGCAGCCGCCTCTTCAATTGTTAAATTAATTTTTTCCCATATAGGAATATCTTTTTTTATAAACATCACCTACTTTCCTGTACTTCCAAAGCCACCATCCCGATCTTTATCTACTGTATCATCAACAGTAATTCCATATGGGATAAAAATACCTTGTACAAAACCTTGTCCTCTAGCAATCTTGACCTGCTTTCCTTCTTTTGTATCATTGGTAATCTTAACCATAATATGTCCTTCATTACTTGATCCATAATAATCACTGTCTATAATCCCTACAGTATTGTCTAATTGTAAACGATATTTAAATCCTAAGCCACTTCGAGGATAGAGATTAAGTACCCATCCATCGTCTATTTTACTCCTAATTCCAGTAGGAATTTTGATAGTTTCACCAGGGAGTAAGTTTATATCCATAGGAGACTTAAAATCATACCCAGCACTACCTTTAGTTGCTCTAGTTGGCAAATTTATGTCCTGATACATTTTTTCAATTTTTACTAATTCATATGATTCTGGCTTTAACTTGAATATATCTATGTAATCACGCATAAATTGTTTATATGATACCTTTTCAAACTGCGCTATTTTATCCATTTATATCTTCTCCTTCTAATTTTCTTTTCCGTTTGTTATCACACGGAATACATTGTCCATAATAATATTCTTTATCTTTTTGCAAACATTTTACCTTGATATTTGCTTTATTACTGTCATCAATAATTCCATAATCACACTTTTCACATTCTGATGTTAAAATCATATTCATACTTTTTCTATTCCTAACTCTTTAAGTTTTTTGCTGATCTTCATATCAATAGATTTTAAAAGTTCACAGTTCCCGAATTCTCTATCATAGTAAGGCACATATAGTTCTTTAGTGCCAGCATTATATACATTTAAATTAACAACGCCAGTCGTGACTGACACAGTAATTTCGCATTCAACTGTATCTGAATCTGTGTTTTTATAAAAATTCTTTGGAATAACCTTGGATTCTATATGTTATGCTTGCCATAATACTATTTCTCCTTCTTGTAATGATTGCTGAATGTCGATCAATCTTTGGTTTTTGCTGCCTCTGTATGGGAGTGTGATATCTCTCTCTGAATCTACATATCTCCCGTCTATTAATACATTACACTGATAAATGATTTGTTTACTGATTTCACATCGTTTTAAATATTGTTCTATCCATTCTTGTGATTGCTCTGTAAATGATGGTTCAAATATTTCTTCCCAATAGAATCCAGTATATAGCCAGATAGATTTTTGTGGACTTAAAGGACGGAATTCATTGGCATTTTCATTCAATATATTGTGGTTTTTATCTTGATTTTGGACTATATTTTGTGCCGTGTTATATCGTTTGTTTACTTCAGTAACCAAATCCAGTACACCATCAAGATTACTTTCAAAAAGCGGATCACCTCCTGTTAATGTTAGCCCCGAAATATAATCTTTGTCTAATTCTCTGAATAGTTCTTCTTTTGCTGATTCATCGAATGGAATACCACTATTAGCATCCCAAGTCTGAGGGTTCTGACAACCTTTACACTTATGAGAACAGCCTGAGAGCCATAACACGACTCTCAAACCACTTCCGTTATTCATATCTGGATATGTAATATTATGATAATTCATTTATACAACATCCTCCTTATTTCCTAAAGTCAGTTTATACAATTCCATTCTTAGATAATAAGGAAGTTCATTTTTGTATTTGCGATATAATTTATTCATAAACTTAATGTCATGCCGATGATAATTAATTCCACAATTTATTTCCTTTGGCAATAAACAGCATCTGCTTGGGGAATAGATTTTATTTCCTTCATACAATAAATCCTTATCTAATTCTAATGGATAATTGCATACATATTTCTTTTCGTTATACCACTCTGCAAAATTTTGAAAATTCCAAAATTCTTCAGATACACTACATCCAATATATGTAGGTTGCTTCTCATGATATTTTTCATTGTAGCAACGGTTAAACATGCTAAACCATTTAACATATTCTTCTGTTTTAATATTATTAATTCTCGCTGTGTATTTTCCATTTCCATAATATCCTAAACCAAATACCGTTTTGTGATATGGATTTTTTATTTGCCCATTTTTAATATTTTGTAGAGTACACCAAATTTGTAACTCTGATCTATCTTCAAACTTAATTAATACATGGTGCCTATCAATATAATCAATAATTAAAATTCCATATCCTTCATTTGTTAAATACTTTTTACCTATAAACTCTCTAAAATCTTTTGTCGTATAAGTACCTCCATCTACATGCTAATTCTGTCTTTAATCTCAGAATTCTTCGCATCATTATATCTAGTTTCTCCGTGCACTCTAGTAAACCCAAGATAACCGTTCCAATATCTTTTATACCGTTATTTTCATAATACTTTAACTCTGCCTTCACAGACGGTTTGGACTATACAATCTATGTAGGATTATAGTCTCTGAACGTTCTCCTTCGGCATATCCGTTAAGGAGTTTCGCTGCGTCTGAGGAACTTCCATCCCCGATAATCCAATCCCAAGAATTTTTATGGTATGTGCTTTCGCTGTTCCGCATTCACGCTTACCGTTTCCAGTTACGTTGTAGCTTCTTGAGGCTCTAAGGACTTCTCCGCAATTTAACCTATTTATACAGGACAAACGGATTTTCTATCCTGTCAATCTTTGTTATCTTCTCACTTCCACATTTAGGGCATACATCCATTTCTACTTGCTGATAACCGCAATCCTCGCAATAACACATTGCAAGATTTACACCCTCATAGAAACCTTTCTTCATTGCTCTGAGAACTAATGTTTTAATTGCTTCTATGTTATATCCCAGATTGTAACGGCAATACTGAATCTTCCCACCATTGAAATATCCCCAGAATCTTTCTTCTTTATCTTGTTTTTCAATAGGAGACATTTGTTCAGATACATGACAATGGAAACTATTGCTTACATAAGGCTTATCTGACACATTTTCAATGATTCCATATATTTTGCGGAACTGTTCAATCTGCAAACCACAAAGGCTTTCTGCTGGCGTACCGTAGATTGCATATAAAATCTTATCTTCTTCTTTGATCCTATCTATATATCTTTGGATATACTGCATTACTTCTAATGCAAACTCTCCATCTTCACGAATGGATTTACCATTATATAATCTCTGCAATTCATTAAGTGCCGTAATCCCATAACTCATAGTCATTGGTGGAAGAATTGACTTAATCTTATCTTCTGGCTTTAAATGACCACCATATAATCCACCTTCACAAAAAGCCACTGGATTTACACTTGCTCTAAGTTCACCAATATAGTCATATGTGCGTTTATGTAGTTCTCGGATTAGTTCAAGATAATATTCTAAGACTTCATAAAAATCTTTTGATTCTTGTCTTGCTTTCGCCAATATCATAGGTAAATGTAATGAAACAACACCTAAATTACATCTTCCTTCGAATATCGGTTTATCATTCTCGTCTGCTGGATGCATACCCCCCTTCTCATACCAGGGCGATAAAAAAGCTCTACAGCCCATCGGACTAACCACTCTGCCATATTTCTTATACATTTCAGGCACATACCCATTACCTGTCAATGACAACCAATCAGGATACATTGTCTTACTACTACACTCTATGCCTGCATTAAAAACATCTGCACTCGGGTATTTGTCACTACCATCACCATGCAAATTCTTATCATATAAGAACACAATCTTAGGAAATAGTACAGGACGCTTAAATCCTTTCTTTCCCTGGCCTTCTTTATGTACATTCAGCAAGGTAATAGCTGCCATCTTACCAAATTTATCTGTTGCCAATCCAATAGTCATTGTAACGAAGGGATAATCGCCTCGACTGGAACCAACCGTATTCAGCTTATATTCAATTCCTTGCCATCCCTGTTCAAAATCACGCTGAATTTTTTTCATTACCCATTCTTCAGCACTGGAAGTATTAGTAAGGACAGTTTCATTATCTTTTTCAATATATTCACATACATCTGCATATTCTTTTCTATATTTCCAATAGGATTTTTCTGCATACGGAGCAAGAATCTTGTCTACCTCTGGGACTGTAAAACCACCATATTGTTGTGCTGCTGTTGAAATAATAATATCACCCATAACATCAAATGCCGTATCAAGTGAATTTGGTTCGTTATACCACACATTTCCCATCTCAAATCCGCCTTGCATAATCTTTCCCACACGCATAAGATCACAGTTTATTGTATCGAGCCTTGCACTTCTATCATGAATGTAAATATATCCGTCTTTCATTGCTTGTTTCTCATTTAATGTAAGGAAAAACTTTTTATATAATTCTCCATTTAGTTCGTTATAGATAAGACTCCTTTTTGTTGCAACTAGCGCAGAGTCAGTGTTTGCATTACTTTTATCTCCTATATATCTGATCGCCTGACTTCTCTCATACACCTTGTCCATCATATGTACAAAGTCTTTTTTATAATTTCTATATTCTTTATACATTTTCGCAACTATAGGATAATGTTCCTCCAACACTGCTTCTACAATATTGTGCATTTCATAAATTTCTGTATCTTCTAAATCATTTTCCACCAGTTTATCCCATACAGCATTACAAATGATTTGATAGTCAGAATCAGATAATTCAACCATTGCTCTTCTTGCAGCCTTATTACAAGCATTGATTATCTTTTGTTCATCATATTGTTCTAATGTTCCGTCTTTTTTAATTATCTGCAATAAATAGTTCCTCCTCACATCTTTAATAAAGCACATCCTAAAATTATGATCCCAATACCTACGACTGCTTTCCAATCAAAATCAAATTCAAAAACTCCATCCAATAAACTAATTTTCATTTATCAGGCTCCCTTCTCGCCCCTTGAAACAGGCATTTAACAGACTCCCCATTTTGAAATTTTCTGCCTAAAATCTTGGATAACTCTTTCATCCTGTGTCAATATGTAAACATCCAACTGATCCATAAGATTTAAGCTGAAGATCCCTAAAATACTCTTTCCATCTACTGTAAATTTGTTCTGTTTTACGTCAATATCTGCATCGTATTTATTACATATGTTCACGAATTCTTTCACATTATCAATTGTATTAAGTTTTATTAACATTGTTTCTACACCTCTGTGTATCGCCAAAACATATTCTTAACTTGATCATTCTGTAAAGCTTCATCAACACTACATTTTTTACTCTTACAAAATTCATTAACATATCGTTTGAAATTCATGTTATACTTATATTCGTTTTTAATCATTTCCATAGTTTTTTATCCTTTTTAATACTATTTAATACTTTTTATTCATTTTTTAATTTACAAAAACTTAATCGTAATAATCTATTATGTAGTTAAGTGCTTTATTTAAAGAATCTTTTCCGGTTTCTATTCTATCCACACAACAATAAATCCACGGATGAATCAATTTAATTATTTTTTCTACAGGCAACTCATCATCTAAAAATCCAACTACAGGAATATTATTTTTATACGCTTCATAAACTTCTATACAACTCCCAATGGATTCTCTAATATCATTTAAATTAACTAAAACTATGTCTGAATTACTAACTTTTCGTAGATCAAATCTAAAAACTTCTTTATCTGTTTTATGATAATTCTTGCCATATTGATAATAATCAGTTGGATTGATAACCCTATAATCATCAGTGTTTTTCTCAAAAAAGTCTTTAACATATCTTCTCCACTCTTCTGCTTTATTTGTGCTGGCATATGTCTCCATAGCACCAGCAGTATATATGACTATTTTTTTAATTGTTTTTCTCCTCCATTACTTTTTTATATGTATCTAAAATCATTTCGGCTGTTACTTTTGGTGACAAGCTAATATCATTTCTAAAAGCAAAATCAATATAATTATTAATATCCGCAAAATCAAATTCATCTGCAGCCAGTCTTCTCAATACCTCATCTGTATTATCACCACGTTTTTTTGCTCTATCTAATATTGTTGTTTTATATGCAATAATGTGAAAAGCAATTGAATTTAATTGTTTCATTTTTCTTATTTGCCTCAATCCATGAGGATTTACTATAATTACCTTATCATCCGCCAAATCTTCAACTGCACTTCCGTAATACCATGTTTCACCAGAAGCTACATTATATGAAGTTGTCTCAGCAAAAAACCCTTGCCTTTCTTTATCAAAAAACTCTTCTTTCGTAATGAAATGATATGCTATACCATCTACTTCTTCTTTTCTTGGTGGTCTGGTTGTATAACTTACCACAGAATTCATTCCCATTTTTATAAGTTCTTTTTGCACTGTATCCTTACCTGTAGCCATTTTACCACATAAAATCAGCACTATTTATACCTCCAAATCTTCTATAAAATAATCTTTTCAAAGCCATGATGTATCGCCAGTTCATTTTCAATTGTGGACTTCCCTGATCCGGAAGCCCCTAGTAAAACAATAATCATATATGTATTCAATTCTCCTTTTTCTGTACTTTTCCGCAAGATTTTTTCTCTGGACAATAGCCAATATAATCACATTTGGGGACAAACAAGTTATCTACAATCCATGCCCATTCATCAGATACTTTATATAATGCAGTACAAATATCTCCAAATAATTTTTTGTATTCATGATATGCGCGACTACACATACGCTGATGTGACATATCTACAAGGTTACGCAAATTCCGCTTATCAACAATTTTGGTAGTCATTCCAAGTGGAAGTAATAATGCTGAATCTTCTCTTGGTGTTCCTATATCTTCTAATTCAGCAAGAGATTTATTGATTTGATGGATTGCTTCAGTATAAATTTCATATCTTTTTTCATCATTTCTAATACTTTCAGGAACAACATAATCAAATCCGTGCTCATAATCTATGTATCTTGTACTTGCTTGCAAACGTGTAGGTGATCCTCCCAAATGCGTATACCATTCACGGATGACTCTAGCAGAATATCCATCAATAATCATTTCTACATTCACATATTCAAGTGTTCTTCCATGATTAGATGTAATGCAATCAATTCCACGTCTATAATTTTTTGAATCATCTGCAACATCTGCCCCCCAACACACTCCTGCTCTTCTACCAATCAAAGTGATTGGATTTTTAGTTGTTTCCTCTAAAACAATTACATTTCCCATATTTACACCTCAAACTTTCTCATATCTTCGATAAACTTTGAAATAACACTTTATAAAAATTGCTCCATTTTTTCATTAAATCTCGCAATTTCAGCTTTGTCGTCACTAATAATTCTAACTGTCACTGGTTTTGTCAAATCAATGGTATATATTCCCAATATAGATTTTCCATCTATAACATACCTATCACGAATTATGTCGATATCACTATTGAATTTATTTGCTTCATTCGTAAATTCTTTTACTTTGTCTAAGGTGTTTAAGTTTAAAGTCAATATCGTTTCCATACTTTTCTCCTCTTACTTTAAAATATTTTTATCATAAATCCTTATTGTTTTTACGGGACTGTTCCATTTCTCGCAGCAATAAGAAATATCACCTTTCCGTTTTACTTCGGAATACAAAGAGTCTATTTCTACCACAAATTCCGAAACGCATCCAGTGTGAATAGTTGTTATATTATCATCAAAAGTGTCTTTATCTGATTTAATATCAGCAACGATACATGGTATCATTGTTCCATTTTCTAAAAACAAATCAACATATGTGCCTATATTTGCGCCAAACGCCGTTCCAATCGCAATACAATATCTATTGTTCACTTGTCTAATTCCATAATCCCCTGTGTATGCGAATTCACTTTGAAGTTTATATTGTAACGATGTTTTATCTTTTATTGATGTATGTTGCATAAATGATTTAAACCCTTTTGAACTTATTTTATAATCTGTATATTCACAAATATCATTTGATATATATGTCTTGTTTACATATGCAAATGGACTATTTTCATTTAAAAAGTATATTTTTACCCATTCATCATCAAAATTAGAAATTACAACTTCACTATTAAATGGGATAATATCTAATATTTCTGAATCGACAGCAGGTTCTTTTCTAATATTCAAATTTGCAGTTGTGTATGCTGTATAAAATGATTTTTTTATAGAGTCTAATTTAAATCTATTTAATTCGCTTCCAAAAACTCGCAAATTAGGCGCATTTAAAGAAACTATCATAGTTGACAGCAAAATTTTCGTTCTTATATTCAATTGCACCTCCAGGATCAAAATTTGAATTTTATTTGATATGTTTATGAGTTACATTTATTACTTCTACATTTAAGATGTGATAATATTGAAAAATCAGATCAATTATAGCTTGGTTCATCCTTATCAAATCTTACAGATTCGAACACTGGAAACTGAATTGATATACCACCGTCCTTATTTTTCGTCTCCACCTTGTACTTAACACTGATAATTTTCCCAATAATATTTTCAGGATGCTGCCAAATTCGTTTTCTGTCCTCATCAGAAAAGCCACTTCCAACATTCACCTTATTCCCTTTATAGTTACACACCAATGCCCCTAACGTTCCTTTATTGCGTCCTGAGCCTTCTTCAATGTCAATACATTTAATATCACAACTAAAGAACTTTTTAACTTTTATCAAATTTTTTGTTCTTTTACATTCATATGGAGAGTCCAAGTTAAGAATAATTCCTTCCCAATCATTTTCCTCTGCATAGTCTAACCACTTCCAAATTTCTGTATGATCCGTTCCTTCATAGCACATTGGAACCACTTCAATATTTTCCACAAACAGACATTTAGTAATATCTTTTCTCATTTCATTAAGATACTTGCTCTTACGTTGACTGTATGGCAAATTAGATTTTCCTTGCGAAAATTCTTTAAGCGGAAACATATCAAACACAACAAATTTCAACTGTGTTTTCTCTGCCTCCTTACTCATTGCAATTCCAGTTCCTTTCTGAAATGCTTCTGAGTCAGATAAACCTTCTTTATTTTTATACAACAGCTCTCCATCAATAAAGAAATCGGAATATCCCATCGCCTCTATATCTCTAATAATATGATCCAATCCCTTATATTCTTTTCCTTGCCTGGTCATACATTTATCACCAATAAAAGCACATCTTGTTCCGTTTAGTTTTCTGGATATTGAGATCCATTCGTTACCTTTTAATTTTACTTTGTCAATTGGAGTACCAAGCATAACATCAAACGTAGGAATTAACCCAGGGATACATTTATTTACTAATTTTGCATCAGCTCCAAGCCTAAAGGTTTTAGTTATCATTTGCTTATAGAATTCCTTGCGTTCTTCTGGTTGAGTTATGATAAATCTTTGAACATATAAAATATCTTCATCTTTTCCGCTATTATGTGTACGCAAATAATTCATAACATCTTCCCATGTATCATTCATAAGTACAAAATCATTACCAACAGATTTTGAAATTTTTGCATCACTAATACCTGTTATAACATTCCCGTCCAATAAAAATTTCAGACACTTTTTAAACAAATCATTATCTTTGTTTGCTGTAATAATTGCTTTCTTACCATTTAGACTGCTTGTCTCTTGAAGCCGTTTAAATAATTTAATTACCTCTATCAATCGCATTCTCCTTTCTTGAAACACACATTTAATTGACTTTCTTTATTAATATGTTATAATTAATTTTAATAGATAAATAGGTGGTAATAATTTGATAGATACAATAATAAGTATAATTGCTAATCTTTTTTCTATATTTGGCATCACTATTGATTCAAAAAAAATTGCACTAAGCTTTAAAAGAAATAAAACATTTCGCAATGGATGTATTGTTAGTTTTTTATGTATATGTTGTGTTTTAATAATTTGCCTTATAATTTACAAGCAAAAATCTATTACCGTAACCAATGTAACGCTCAGTGAAAATTCACTAACTATGAGTATTAATGAATCTCATACTTTGACTGCAAAAGTATTATATTCCGATAATACTATGGATGAAGATATTCTCTGGTATTCAAGTAATGACTCAATTGCTACTGTTGATCAGTACGGAATTGTTTCTGCATTAAATATTGGCAATGTAACCATTATCGCCCAAGCATCTAAAAACAATACTACCGAAATTGCAGAATGTGCAATTACTATCAAATCACCTCCCAGTGGATATTCCATATCTGTTCATCAGCTTAGCGAGGATTCTTATGCTTATGTATATGTAAAGCCATATGAGTCTGATATTACCGATATACAAATTTATGCCAAATCACCTTCAGGTGAAATATTTTCACCTAATAAGGACGAAAATGATTTATATCATTTTTATTCAGAATGCGGCACTTGGACTATATATGCATCAGTTAAAAATGATATTGGTATATATAAAGCACAAAAGCCAGAAGATTATGTAATAATTGAAGTTACAAATATTACAGATATTTTAGGCAATTCTATTGGTACACTTAACAATATGCTTCAACAGCTAGTTCCCTAATTATGGTACTCCTATTATTTTAAATAATCGAAGCACTAATCCTCTATGAAGTTGCGATTTTAAGACATAATTTCGTCAACTTCTACATCAATAACACTACTCTGGTTACAAATATTAATGCTTGTAGTAATATCATTATCTTTCAAGTAATCATATGGCTTTTCCCCATTAATTAAAGGAATCCCAAATCCTTCTATAAATTCACCATCTTCATATTCAGTTTTTAAGTTTGCAATATGTTCAGCTATATCTTTTATATTTTTTGCATTATAAAAATGTCTTTGCCATTCTGATATTTCTTGTTCTGTCCATACGAAATCATCAATCTCAATTTCCATAGTTGTTTCTTTTGTAACAGTACATCTAAATTTCTTCATTCTTTTCCTCACTTATATATAAAAGACTTGTTTTATCTATATTAATCTTCATCATCAACATATGTAATACCAATATTCTCTTCTGAATATTCAAGAAATTCGTCTCCAAACTGTCCTTCAACATATCCATCCTCATCTGTATACCTTAAAAACTTTGTATATTCAGTAAGTAATCTGGGGCAATTTGATTCAATCCATTCTTTAGTTGCTGTGATACAGAAATTAACAGACATATCGATTATACTTCTTACTACACAAAGTTTATTCTCTTTTACCCAATCCTCATTATTAAAATGAATATTTAGATCATTTCCAATCCATGTTAAAAATGGTTCTTCTGCTGGATAATGATCACCAGCAAACCAATTATTAAGCTCAAAATATACTATTTCTTTTTCCATTTATTTTTTACCTCCAATTTATCTTTGAAAGCGTGGTTTCAAGTCTTGTCATTTATAAAATTGACATATCTTATGATTTCATTTATTTTTTCTACAATGTCTTCAACTTTATCTTCATAATATTCATGTGTTTCACTCTTATCTAAGAACTCAACTAATTCATTAATTTTCCTCACTATTCTCACCTCTCAATCATTTCAAATGCCTTTATCATACCTTCCATAAAGTCAGTACCGTCTTTATTTTCATCTATGTACTCTTCCAGTTTATCTATTTGGTCATTCAGATAATTCAAACTTTCTAATATGTCATCATAGTCATTACATCTTTGTTCTAATTCATCTTTCTCATTTTCTAACTTCTGATATGCTGCATATAATTCTTCGCTTGGCTCTCCACATATCTCTTCTACTTTCTGAGCAAATTCACTACCAATATTTTCAGATACAATTCGGAGAACATCTGATAAATCTTTGACTTGTTCCCAGTTTCCGTTTATCATTATCATAAAGTTATTCTCCATTCTGAACAAAATTAAGACTAACATTTTTTAAGACATCATATGGCACCCCAATTTTATCAAGACAGTCGGTAAGACATTTTCCAAAACCTTTATTGTCTATATATAATGTTGTTTCTTTTGTCATTAAAATATTTCTTATGTGTCCTGCAACTATATCCATATTTTTTGCTGTGATTCTCTCAGCAAAATCATTCCTATAAATAGTCACATGAAAATTGTTTGTATATCTATCTAATTCTATATCTATGTACATTCTTTTTCCTCCATTTTATTCTTAAAACGAGCGTTTCATTGCCTTACTCGATGATTTCATACTGCTCATTTAGATAGCTTTCTGTACAAGCAGAAATAACTCCATCTGATTGCCTAATGATGTAATAGTCAACTTTTATATCCAACACGAAACCATCTAGATGAGAGAGAAATAATGTTGAAGGTGGTTCATTTTCATTCTGTGAATCATAATATAATATTCCATTTTTTAATGCCTCTACCGCCCATTCAGGAACATAATACTCTCCGCTACTATTCATAAAGTCTCCATCGTATTGAAACGCTTCTATTTCTTTCGATTTTCTTCTATACTTTGCCATTTAATTTCTCCTCCTGAAATTTATCTAACATTTCATCATAATAAGCAATCTTTCTTTGATATAATCAATCACCATATCCTCAAACTGCTCCATAGCATCTCCTATTGACCTGGCAAATTCTTCATCATGTTCTACATTCAATAAGTCCGACACATAAATGTAATTCTCCGAGTCTTCTTTGTCTTGA